TTACGCCTCTGTTTTTTCATTTGGGGGCAAATTGGGGGCATTTTTTTCGGGGCTGAATCGGTCGAATTTTTCTGCAGCACGCCTTTCCATCGGCTTCGTCACGTGACTATACGTTGTGTTCAGCGTATGTTCGTCCTGATGTCCGAGTCGTTCCGCTACAGCTCGGGAGGGCATGCCTTGTTCAAGAAGAAACGTAGCTGATGTATGTCGAAGGCCATGGAGTTTCACATGTCTGAAACCATGCTTCTTCAAGAATTCCCTCCACCAATTCGTTGGCCTATTGGGATGATATGGTACCCCATACCCGGTGTGGAAAACAAATTGTCGGTTTCCGCCTTTCCATTTGGTCCCCGCCTCCCAGCGACGCCGCTTCCATTCCTTGCAGTATACTTCAAGCTCCTTCATATACCATCCCGGCATGACAATCGTGCGCATAGAACTCTCGTTTTTTGGGAGCTTGATCAGATGCTTGCCACCAATCTTCATCGGAATATTTTCATCAATCCGAATCGTATTGGCGACAAAATCAAGATCGTTCAGCTCAAGCGCCACAAGCTCTCCGCGTCTAAATGCCCCCAAAAATGCACCCAATATCAGGAGCCGCCAGAGGACTGGTTCCCGGTAAAGTGCCCCCAAAATCTCCTCGATTTCTGACTCAGTGTACACCTCAATACTCACCCGGGGCTTCTTCGGCCAGCGTATCCCGTCCATCGGATTTTCGGCTATCGCTCTCCGCTCTTCTGTTGCGTATACGAACACATGACGGAGTACCCGCAAAATGAACCGCTGCGTGCCGGTTCCCAACGTTCCCGGCTTCCCATCTTTCCGAGCTTCTGGCGTGGTAAGGTAGTGCTTGAAGTCGGAGACGTGGGACGGTGTTATCTCGTCGAGCTTCATATGACCGAAATATGGCAAGATATGCGTCATCATGTGCTGCTCATATACCACCAGCGTAGATTCCGCCAGAACATCCGGATTCGAAGCATGTTTTGGGCGCCAGTGCTCGTCCACAAATTTTTTAAACGTGATCTTTTCCGGTTTAATATATTTGCCGGACAAAACATCCTGCTTGAAAGCGCTAAGCTGATCTTCCAGGTAGTCATTGAGTCTTTTGGTCGTCCGCAGCAGCGCTTTGTCTTCGACCTTGATCGTCTTGTATCGGCGATCCCGGGTACCATCTGCTTTCTCTCCAACATCGACGACGAGGCGCCAGCTTTTTTCACCGCGCTTCTCTATGTAGGCCAATTCTGATTCTCCTTTCATGAGAATATATGTTCGGTTTTGAGTGTATAGTAAACAGCCTTGCGGCTGGAAAGCGCAAAGTTTTTCTATGTATGAATGGCTGCTAAAGAAATAATGCCATTTCAGAAGGGACATCATTTCGCGCCAAAAAATATTCAACAGACTCCCCGTCTTCAATCGAGTCACCAGCGGTTAATAAGTGAACTGCGAATGTATGAGCTTCCCGCTCATAGCGTCCAATTGGTATTAAGGTGTGTTGTTTGATGAAATAATGATTTACTTTTTTGTGCAGCAATATGTGACCAAGCTCGTGGGCACATACAAACTTATGTTCTTCTTCTGAAAGATTCTGATTGAGAACGATAAACTTTCGACGAAGCACTTGATCGCAGTATCCTTTCACATTTTCCGGCAAAGCCAGATAAAGAATAGTGATCCGCAATAATCGCGCTATTTTAAACGGACAGCTTGTCCGGTATTTTCTCCAAAGTTTTTGTGCTGTCAGTTTAGGACTCAAAGCACCGACCCCCTAGAAGTTATACTACTGATCAGTTTTGGTCTTTTTTTCCCTACTTTTTTTATAAGCCTCTTTGTTCTGTTTTCTTGCTTCCCAGAACATTGCTTCCATAACTCCGATTAATTTTGCTCGATCCGCCTCGCTGAATTCATGCCCTTTGTAGTATAGACCGCTCGGATCGGCCAGATACTTCTCAAGATCGCGTTTGTCTTTAGCAGTGGCCCATTCTGGGGATTGCCTCTCCTCTTTTCCCGTGAAATAGTCAAGTGGCTTTCCAAAATAATCAGCGATTAGTTTCAATGAATCTACTTGAGGGTTTTTGGTCGTTCCATCGAGTATCTTTGTCAAAGTCGTATATGGTACTTTTGATTCTTTTGCCAACCTATACTTTGTGATTCCCCTTTCCGCCATTAAATTATGAATTTTCTCTGCTATCTCCACTTCACAACCTCCATTATCTCCGTTTACGGTTATATCCTAACAAGGTAATAATATTACGAAATTCGGTGATATGTCAAGCTTCGTGGAAGAAATTAGAGAGATCACACGATTTTGCTACCGCAAACGGTAATAATCGTGTTTTACAGTAACCGTAAAGGGTGATAATCTTGATTCCAGAAGGGAGGCGAACAACCTAATGGGAGCAGCAATCGAGAAAAACATTCAACGGTTGATCGAAGAAAAGGGATGGACAATTTATCGTCTCAGCAAGAACAGCGGCGTATCCCTTACCGCGCTATACAGCTTGGGTGGTAAGAAACAAGGTCCGAACGCTGAAACGCTTGTAAAGCTATCGAAGGCATTGGGCGTATCAATTGACGAGCTTGTAAAGGATGTCTGAAATTGTTCTTTTGATAATTCAATAACGAAAGCGGGGGGAATCAAAAATGGGTAACATGACCGCTGAGAAAGCTTTTGCTTCATTCATCGCTGATCTGAAAGAGCAGCTCAAGGAGGAGCTACGAGCTGAATTGCTTGCTGAAATGCCTGTTGCTCCCGACCGAACACTCTTATTCAGCGAAGCTCTCGATTACCTCAAAATGTCAGAGTATACGCTGCGCAGGCTGTGTCGAGAGAAGCGGATACCGCACCGTATGTATGGCGCTGAGGGCTCGAAAAACCCGCGGTATCTGTTTAGCACTTCTCGACTGGATACGTGGATCAGGGAGCAAGAAGAGAAAAACTATTTACCACGAGTTGATGAAGGGGGGTGAACACTTTGCCGTCTGAAAAACAAATTGCATCCCGAGAAATTATGGACGCCTTGGAAGTCCTTCGTAGGGCCCTGGGCCGGCTCCGGCGATGCAGCAGCAGCCAAACGATCAGGCTCAGCTTAGCGATCCATGAGATCGAGGAGATCGTTGAGATCGCAAATGATCCGGAATGTGAAGGAAGCGAGGAAGCCGAACATGTCGGATGAGCGCTTAGAAAAATTGGGCACATATTTCGTGCACCGCCGTATCCGTGAGCGTTTCGGAATTACCTTTGCACGCTTCGTTGAACTGGTGGATGCCGGGACATGGTCGGCATGGATAGCATCTTGAGGGGAGGTGAATGCTCGTGACAAGAAAACAAAGGCTTCGCGTTTGTGGGAACTTAATCCAGTTGATTGAAGGGGCAACATCAAAGCGCGCTTCAAAGCTTTATCGCCAGCAGCTTGAGCGCACATTATCGCGATTGAAACAAAAAAAAGAGCAGCCGTCACATAGAACGCCTGCATAAAAAAATATTCGACACCGCCATTGTAGCATACATTGTGGCGATCCGAAAGGGAGGCTGCACCTAATGCGTGTAGCGGGTGACAATCTGGTCCATGCAATCATTAAAACGATTCCCGTCCTGTTACCTTCAGACAAGCTTGTCTTTGTTTGTATCGGGACAGATCGCAGTACAGGGGATTCCCTCGGTCCATTTGTAGGGACCATGCTTAAAGAAGCGGGATATTGTGTTATCGGTACGATCGACGAGCCGGTTCATGCTGAAAATCTCACAGATCGACTTAACGAAATTCCACCGGATAAGGTCATCGTTGCAGTAGATGCTTGCCTCGGGAAGAAATCATCGATTGGTTCTTTCCAAATAAACAAAGGCCCTGTGAAACCAGGCGCCGGGGTTGGAAAGATTCTCCCACCGGTCGGCCATTACCATATCATGGGAGTCGTTAATGCGGGTGGATTTATGGAGTATTTTGTCCTACAAAACACCCGGCTCAGCCTTGTTATCAGTATGGCAAAGCAGATCGCTTCAGCAATACAAACGGCACTCCCACTGAATGGAATCAAAGAAGTCGCGGCAGCTGGAGAGTAGGGCCATGGAGACGTTGGTCTGTGCATTCATAAATTACTGGTGGATATGGCTGCTTTGTTTTTCAGCTGGTCTCATGTACGGAGCTTTAAAACAATAATCACGGATCTTGGAGGAAAAAACATGAAGAAATCTACAGGAATGGTTAGAAAAATTGATCATTTGGGCCGCATTGTTATTCCGATGGAATTGCGTCGTACCCTCGGGATTGATAAGAATGATCCCTTGGAGATTTTTGTAAACGGCGAGGAGATCGTGCTTCGCAAGTATGCGCCGGGCTGCAGCCTTTGCGGCCGAGTCGATAAGCCGCTCGCTTCGCTGTATCCAGAAAAAACAATTTGCACGGCCTGCGTCGAGATCGTATTGAAAGATGCTATCAAGCTTAAAGCAGATGCCAAACTGAAAGATATGGGATAGACCGGGTTTATGTATGGTCGTTAGAGACTACAACCCCTATCTCGGTTACAAAAATGATGTGATTTCGGCTCATAAAGCACTGGCGGTGAAAATTGCTCAACGCTTTAAATGGGCTGTAAATCATCACGGTTTGAGTTTCGATGATCTGCTTAGTGAAGCTTATATTGGTTTGATCAAAGCATTCGACCGATACGATCCGGAACGCTTTGGTGGCAAAGTAACAAAGTTTTCGACTTATGCGGTTCCCATGATGCAGGGGGAAATTCGAAGATTTTTGCGCGAGAGATCTTCGCTTTTGAAAGTTCCGCGAGATCTTTACCTAACAGCTGGGCAGATTTTAAAACATGATCTGGCGGGAGCGTCTGCTTCAGATGTAGCAGAGAAGCTTGGGCTTAATGAAGAGGATGCTTTCAGGGTGATTCGTTATCTTCATGAATCAAATATATCTTCGATTGATCAAAGCGTACGATCATCAAAAAATCGCGATAATGATCTTCCGCTGCTCTCAGAAATAATCCATGTACATGACGATCATTCAGCAATTTTCGTCTCTGATTTTCTAAATACATTGGCAGATCGGGAGCGGGAAGCCATCGAAATGCGCCTAGAAGGAGCGGTCCAGTCTGAAATTGCTTCAAAACTAGGGATTAGTCAAATGCAAACTTCCCGTATCCTGCACTCTATCGGCAATAAATTTAAAAATTATATGGAAATGGAAGTGAGGGCCGTGGAAGTAGAAGAAATCACAAAGGAAAAATATTTGAAAATGAAAGAGCAAAATATGTCCGATGAAAAAATTTGCTCGCTTTTCAAAATTGGTTCCTCGGCGCTTTATAACCGGAAAAGAAAGTGGAATCTGAGCGGAAATACGGTAAAGAGCAAGCCGGTAAAAGAACATATTCCGCAGGTGCCAAAATCCGAATCTTCGGCTGCCCTGCTTTGCACGGAGAAAAGCGCTCCGCCCTCGTTCGATGACAAAAAGCAGGCAGCCGCTTTGGAAAGAATCGATCGGCTCGAACGGGAGAACGGGCTGCTTAAAGCCTTGTTAAAAAATTACTTATAACCTCGGAGTGATGGATTTGTTCCAAGGATATTGTTTTATCGAAAAGAACGGATCGTATTGTCCACCCGTGCATTTAAAAAATGCTGACGAAGTTTGGAAATATGTAAATTTGCAAAAAAGACTCTTTCCAGAGGTCCGAATAATGGACGAGGATGACTTCATTGTTGTTCATGCTGTGGATGGTCAAGTCATCTTTCCGGAGGAATGGGCTGTAATTGAACGTGAAATATCGAGCCAATTATAAGACGGCGGGAGGAGAAGACGTTGGCCGTAGCATTTCAAACACCAAAACTTCATTTGAAAAACAACAAACTTGTGCTGCAGATCCCTTTTGCTGACCGAGAGCTGGCAAAGCATATTCCGGGGTATAAATGGGATGCAATAGAAAAGGCATGGACATACCCCACTCGGCCGGAGGTTCTGGAGGAAATAAAGCGATTTTTTCCTCATGTACTCATTGATTGGGAAGCATACAACGCGGTCGAGCAGATTGCGGATCGGGAGCGGACGGCCCGGCGTTTAAAAGACGAGGCCGACATGATCGAAGTGGAAATGCCGGTACTGGTAAAACCGTTTGAGCATCAGAAAAAAGCTTTTGCAATTGGGACGATGCTGCCGAATGTTGCTTACCTAATGGAAATGGGCTGCGGCAAGAGCTTAACAGCTGTCGCGACCGCTGGGCATCGCTATAAATTCAATGGTCTTCGCAGGGTGCTAGTCGTTTGTCCGTTCTCTGTTGTTCCTGTGTGGCCTCGTGAATTTGCTGACTATGCTGCTTTCCCAACGGAAGTAATTACCCTAAACGGTAGCAGTGCCCAGAAAGCGGCGACGCTGCAGAGCTGGACGGCGCCGGAGGATACGTTACAAGTTGCGGTCATCAACTACGAATCAACCTGGCGCATCGAAGCGGAGCTTAAAACGTGGATTCAAGGGGGAATGATCATTTGCGACGAGTCGCAGCGCATCAAGACCCCGGGTGCTTCACAATCCAAAGCGCTGCATAGGATCGGCGCGGTGGCTTCCTATCGGCTCATTCTGTCCGGTACGCCGGTTACGCAAAGCCCGCTTGATTTTTTCAGTCAGTATAAGTTTTTGGACCCGCAGATTTTCGGAACAAGCTTCACGGCGTTCAAGGCCCGCTACGCTGTATTTGGCGGGTTCGAGAACCGGCAGATCGTCGGTTACAGAAATATGAATGAACTGGTACAGAAGGCTCATAGCATTGCTTTTCGGGTAACGAAGGCCGAGGCGCTTGATCTTCCTGACGAAACAACTCAGTCCCGTTATGTAGAGCTCAGTCGGGATACGAAACGGGTATATGAAGAGATTAAGCGCGAAGCGATCGCAGAGCTTACGAATGGTACGATTACGGCGCCTAATGTGCTTACAAAGCTGCTGCGGCTCTCGCAGGTGACTGGCGGATTTGTAACGGACGAGGACGGAACGATCCATCAGGTAGGCACCGACAAGTTCGATGTGTTTCGCGAAACAATGGGTGATCTGCTGGAAGCCGGTAAGAAAGTTGTTGTGTTTGCACGGTTTATTGAAGAGATCCGCGCGATTACGCGATTCCTTGACGATTCAAATATCGGATACCGCTACATTATGGGCGAGGTTGGACAGTCCGAACGAGGCGAAGCCGTTCAAGCATTCCAAACATTACCGGAGGTCCGGGTATTTGTAGCGCAGATCGCGACGGCAGGACTGGGGATTACGCTAACGGCAGCGGACACGGCGATCTTCTATTCTATGGACTTTTCGCTTGCCAATCATGAGCAGGCGAAGGCCCGTATTCATCGAATCGGGCAGAAGTTCCCGGTCACGTACATCTACCTGCTGGGTGCCGGGACGGTTGATGAACAGATTTTCAAAGCATTGAAAGACAAAAAAAATATAGCTGACACGGTCGTCGACCGCTGGCGCGAATTTATGTGAGGTGACAATGTGGAGCCGAGTGAAATAAAAGCTGGCGTCACTTACCATAACGGAGGCCAGCGTAAACGAACTGTTGTTGGATTTTCAGGGTACTTTGTTCTTTACAAAACACCATCTTCTGGACGATCAACAACCGGTGTTACTATTTGGGATTTTGCAAAGTGGGCCAAAGGAATTATTAACGAGGATCGAAAGGAAGGTTGAAAGCTAATGATAAACGAAGAGCAAACAACGTTGCCTAACCCTATGCTTCTTTTGGCCGACGAGCTCGTCGAGGTCCGTGCGGAGCTTGAGCAGTTGGAGGAGCAGACCAAGAATCTGAATGAACGGAAAGGCCTATTAGAGCAGCAATTGCTTGAAATGATGGTAAATGAAGAAGTTGAAAAATTCACTCGGAACGGCAGAACGTTCTATCCGACATGCAGGACATTCGCCAGCATTAAAGGGGAATACAAAGACGAGGCGCTTGCATGGCTTAAAGAAAATGGCTTTGGTGACCTTGTGAAAGAACAGATTCACCCTCAGTCCCTGTCATCTTGGTATAAGGAGCAGACGGAAACCGGCGAGCTGCCGGAGGATATTGCAGCTATGCTCTCAATATTCGACAAAACATCGATTGGGATACGCAAGGGGCGGAAGTAATGGCAGATCCCGTGCAACTTCGCCCAAATGAGGCAAAACTGTATATGGAGATCAAGAAGGACCCGGATCGTCCAATTGAACAGATCGCAAAAGCTATTGGATTATCCCGTATGTCAATTTCCCTGTATCTCCGTGGCCTGATTGAAACTGAAATGATCGAAATCGTCAGCAGAAACCGGAAAAGCGGCTATCGATACAGAGCTCTTTCCAAACCCTATGAGGTCGAGAACCGGACCCGAACACCTGTAATTGTTGACCCATTTGTAATGAAAGCACTCAACACCCAACTAACAAACGAACAGCTTGCCTATTTGAAAGAAAATAAAAAGAAATACCCCAGAAGTGTGCTTGCTAAAGAGCTTGGATTGTCGAAACTGGAGTTGAATTTAGTCTTAGAAAAATTGGGGCGTAAATGAAGCAGGCTATTCATGAGGAAAGTGCTCGCGCGCCACCGATGCCCCGTACATCTTGAAAAAAATTTTGGGAGGATAGAACCATGGCAGAAAAACAAATTGACATCAACGCTTTATCCGGCGGCGCCGTTATGGAACGAATCAACCGTGAGCTTAGCGACGTGTTCGCGAACATTGTTGATCCGAACACCGACGCTAAAAAGGTCCGGACCCTTACCATAACACTCAAGTTGAAGCCGGACGCTAAACGGGAGATTACCGACGTTGCGATCCAAACGAAATCCGCCCTTGCCCCGGCCAGGGATATTGAAACAAAGCTTGTCATGGATCGCAACCGTGAAGGCAAAGTCGTCGCCGCCGAGCTCAAATCAGGCATAAAAAACCAAATGATGGTTGATAACGATGGGGATGTGGCCGATGATCAAGGCCGTAAAGTCGTCGGATTCAACGGATTTAATCGAACTCAAGGAGGCAATTAACCATGATTAAAGAAGCTTTGCAATACCTTATCGGGCTTGGGAATACGCGCATTGAAGTGATTGGCGAGGAAGTCTTCTCTACCCAGCAGTTGCACCGAGTGCAGGAAGAAACGCCCGCAACGATCAATGTTCGCAGCCTTTCCGGTTTCGTCGATTATTTGAAGTCGAGGTTTGATGGAGAACAAAAACTACTGGTCCAAGTTGTTGGCCCTACCGAAGTAGTAGCATTTAGTTCGTTTAATCGGGACTACAATCGGAATTACATGATCAAGGCTTCCGCGCTGCTGCCGGAATTTCAATACGGTCGTTTCTATGATACGGAGGAACTGATCATCAAGCTTCAATCCGGCTTTGTACCAAACGATGACCGGGCGAATGTTTTGAAAATTGTCGGAAATGTGAAGGAGGAGGCCGTTAAGACATACGGCGATGATGGCATTTCCCAAACTGTAACGGCAAAATCTGGAGTCGCTACGGTGGAGGAGATAGCGGTGCCGAACCCAGTCCTCCTGACTCCATTCCGGACATTTGTTGAGGTCGAGCAGCCGGTCAGCGAATTCATTTTCCGCATGCAGAACGGTCCGCGAGCCGCATTATTTGAAGCGGACGGAGGAGCGTGGAAGTTGGCCGCCATGCAGAGCATCAAAGAATATCTGAATAAGGCGCTGCAGAAGGACATTGAAGCCGGTAGTATCGTCATCATTGCTTAATCCATTTCTTGAAACGAAGCGAGGCGGGCAACTGCCTGCCTCGAACATAAAATTAAATCAAAGGAGCGTTCAGCATGAGCACAAATCTGCCAGCAATCGTAAATCCGACCATTGATCTGCCTATTTTGTCCAGCCCGGATGAAGTGAGGGAGCATATGGAAGAAAATCTGGATGGAATTATCCCCGAGTTTCCGCGAGTAAAATTCCCTTCCGGCGGCGGTCTTGCGTTTGAAGTACCTGGGGAAGATGAAGATGACGTCGTTAAGGAGATTGTCGGCGTTGTTGTCGACCAGCATGCGGTTAACGCCTATTGGGCGTCCAAATACAACGGCGAGAAGAACCCGCCGGATTGTACGTCTATGGACGGTAAGATTGGATATGCTCCCGAAGGGGCCAATGTGCCGTGGGCCGGGAGCTGCCGGGATTGTACGGGCTGCCCGTTCAACGAATACGGGACGGGGACGGACGAGAAAGGTAATGCCACAAACGGGAAGGCGTGCAAAAACATGAAGCGCGTCGCGATCCTGCGGGAAGGAGAGGTATTCCCACTGATCATCACGGTACCCCCGACAAGCGTAAAACCTTGGAATAAGTATGTTGTTGGGCTGACTTCAAAATTGAAGAAAACATATAGCGTAGTCACACGCATTAAGCTGGAGAAGGACAAAAATAAGGGTGGAATCGAGTATAGCAAAGGCGTGTTCACTAAGGTAAAAGACCTCTCCAAGGAAGAAGTCGCCCATTTAAAGGAGTATGTAGCAAGTATCAAGCCTGTGCTGCGGAACGTAACGATCGATCTGACAGATTATAACGCGGACGGCCCGGTCGACATTTCCCAGCCAGCAGACGAAGATATTGTTTAAAGATTGTAGGCGGCTAAATGGCCGCCTTCCTTGTCGGAGGGGATACGGTGAACACATTAAAATATGCTCTTGAATACTGCCGCCGAGGGTGGTCCGTCATCCCTCTCCTGGCAAGGGAAAAACGGCCGGCTCTCTCAAAAAAGGTCGGGGGATGGGAAAAGTATCAGACTATCCGAGCGGACGAAAGCCAGATTCAACAGTGGTGGGAGAAGTATCCGGACGCGAATGTTGGCATTGTAACCGGCTCGGTGTCAGGCATTGTTGTCCTTGACATCGATGGTCCGGAAGGCGAAGCCTCTCTTGGGAAGATTTTAGCGCGGTTCGGCCCGCTGCCGGAGACGCCGATCAGTTCTACGGGTAAGGGGAAGCATTATCTGTTCCGACATCCGGGCGTAGAGCTGCGCAATTTTGCAAAACGGGGTGTGAATATCGATTTTCGTGGTGACGGTGGATATATCTGCGCGCCGCCGTCGATCCATCCAAACGGAAGCATATATTCGTGGGCGGATGACGGCGATGATGAACCTGCAGATCTCCCTGCTTGGCTGCTTGAACTCCTGACAAGTGAGTCGCCGCCTCAATGGTACGCAGAGATGTTCCAGGCATCCAAGAAGCGCGATACTCCCAAAGAGAAGCCGAAACGAGAATACGAAAGTGGTGGGGCCGGGGCGGAGGTTATTTTAAATAATTGCGCTTTCTGCCAACATTGCCGGGATGATGCCCCCAGCCTCAGCGAACCGGAATGGTATTCCATGATTACGAACTTGGCGCGCGCCGGCGGCGGTGTTGATCTGATTCATGAACTTTCAAAGCCGCACCGGGGGTACAATGCCAAGGAGACCGACGCTAAAATTGAGCATGCGCTGCAGGACGGGGAGCCGCATACGTGTCAGTACATTCAGGACAATCTTGGTTTCGGCGGCTGTCCTCTGGGCGGCTGCGGCGTTAAAGCGCCCGTCGGTTTTATTTCAAGTCCGCTGGTACTTGCCAAGATCACCGTGGATAGCTGCTTGCGAAAGCTCAAGGAAGAGGCCAAACGTGAAGTTGTTTACGAAGAGGAAGTGATCGGCGCGCTCGCCGTGCTTCGTGAAAGGGATGCAGGAGAATACGCACAGGCAAAGCAGCGATTCAAAGAGTTGGTTGGAAAAGGCCTGAACCTCAACGATCTGGAGCGAACGATCAAACAGCGACAGGCCAAGGACAAGGGGTTTAGACTGACTCAGCCGAACGAAAAGCCGCCGGAGCTGACCGACATTTTGCCGGATCTACCGCTCAAGGAGTTGCGCCGTCCGTATGCTTGGTCGCTGAACGAAAACGGCGTATGGCAGGAGACGGCCAAATTTGGTCCGGTCTGCGCGTGCCCTGTTCCGGTCCTGCTCACAAAAAGGCTTCTGAACGTAGATACCGGCGAGGAGAAAATCGAGCTTGCTTTTTACCGGGACGGCCGCTGGCAGTACATTATTGCCGCCCGACCGACCGTCTTCAATCGTTCAAGCATAGTTTCGCTGGGAACGCAAAGCCTCCCGGTCTCATCGGAGAACGCAAAGCATCTTGTCCGGTATCTCAGCGACTTTGAAAGTGCGAACATGGATACGTTGCCCGTTGTTAAGGCTGTTTCACATTTAGGTTGGGTAGGAGCAAATAAATTCATCCCCGGAGCGGAGGACGGGCTGCAGCTTGATGTAGAGCTCGGAGGTACGTCCGCGGTGGCCGGCGGGTACCGTCCGGAAGGTACGCTTGAGCAATGGGTATCATTCATTGAACCGGTCCGTAAATTCCCGATTGCGCGTTTCACGCTGGCAGCCGCGTTTGCTGCCCCGCTGCTAGCATTGATAAACCAAAGAGTGTTTGTCGTGCATAATTGGGGGCCGTCCCGAGGTGGGAAGACGGCGAGCCTCAAGGCGGCTCTCTCGGTCTGGGGGGAGCCTGAAACGATCATGGCGAGCTTCAACGCGACGAAAGTCGGCCTCGAACGGCTTGCGGCCTTCTACAGTGATTTACCGCTTGGAATTGATGAGCGGCAGGTCGTTGGCGACCGACAGGGTTTTGTTGAATCCTTGGTGTACTTGCTTGGCTTGGGGAAAGGAAAGGCCCGAGGCGCCAAAGGCGGGGGGCTGCAGCACTTTCAAAGCTGGCGCACAATTGCGTTGACAACCGGTGAGGAACCGTTATCGACGGACAGCAGCACACAGGGGATCAAAACACGGGCCTTGGAGATTTACGGCGTCCCGATGGATGACGAGAAGGCCGCTCAAAAGGTTCATCAAGGCTGCGCAGCCAATTTTGGGACTGCAGGGCCGGCCTTTGTGCAGCGGATTCTTATGGAGCTGAAGAATGATCCGAACGTTTTCAAGGACGATTATCAGTCTATGACGGAATTTTTGGAAGAAAAGAAAACCGGTCATATGGGCAGCCATATTTCCGCGGTAACGGCCGTCATGCTGGCCGACTATTACGCGAGCCGGTGGATCTTCGGAAAGGCGGAAGATCAGGCATACGAAGAAGCGCTGCAGCTCGCGGAGACGATTCTTGGACAGCTTGAAACAGCGGCAGAAGCGGACGAAGCTATGCGGGCGCTCGATTATTTTTCTTCTTGGTATCGGGTCAATATTGCGTCATTTGGGGATCGCTCACCTGGCCGTGAATGGTACGGCTTAAAAATGCAAGGCAATATTTACGTTTTTCCTACTGTTTTTGAGAAGGCTATGAAAGATGGCGGATTCAACGTCCGCCGCATTTTGAGAGATTGGGCCGAGCGTGATTGGATCGAGACGGAGAAGAAACCGAGCGACGGCAAACGGAGGTACAAGGTTAGGAAAATGATCGAGGGTGAGAGCTTTGTTTTTGTCTCGGTGCGTCTGTATTCCATTAGATCGAGTGACCAAAACGGGGGCGCGAGTGACCAAGGTGACCAAGCGAGTGACCAAATGGAAATGCTGATGTAGCAAGGCTTTATATAACTATTTGGTCACTTTGGTCACTAATACGAAGTATTACTCTATACGCGCGACCACCTACACCTTTTGATGATGTTAAATCGTTGTTTAAGGTATAGGTGTAAATATATACTTTGTTTTTTTCGAAAAAAAGTGACCAAGTGACCAAATGGGGACCTAAACCCTTGATACTACTGGATTCTTAGCTTGGTCACCCATTGGTCACTTTGGTCACCTTCATATAAATTTGGTCACTAAGGGAGCTGTTTTCTCATGGGGATCATGTCAAAGCATGTTAAATCACAGCAAGAAGAAGCGCGGACGCAAATTCCACAAGACGATGTTGTCCCGTTTAAGAGCTTGCCGTCATGGATGGACCCGCGTCCGGACTTGAAGGCGGACTCGGAACTATGGTTCCAGTTGCTGCAACTCGCCGAAAAACGAAGCGAGGAGTTTCAGCGGGTGCTGAATTACTTTCGGTGTGCTGGTACCCGGATTCGAGCGAAACAAGATAAAACGGGCTGGGTGCTCCGGCCAGATATCGATACCACCGGGCGGAGGGCCTGGAGCTCACAGGAAGAGTACAACGAATTCAAAGAAAAATACCTCATGCCTTGGATCGGAACGTTGGGAGAAATACTGAAAGAGCTTGCCGAACGCTGCCCGGTTCGGTAGAGCTGAAGGAGAGGATTAAGGGGCAAAGGAAACGTGCTGAAAAATATATCTGAGCACGAAAAATGCACCAACGAAAAAGATTACAAGGCCCAACATTGAGAAAATAAGTATTTTTTCAAGCAGACTATACTTTTTCAAAAGTATCACCTCTGCCTAGAATGTACCAAGGGTTTACAAATAGGGAAGTACTAACTTTGTTTAGTACCTACAGGGAATGGTAGGGTGTTAAGCCTACAGCCGATAACGTTTGCCAAGGCATCCGAGCAGCAATTTATGTCATACTGGATTAAAATGTGTCGGGAACGGTAACAGGGAGGTAAACTATGAAAAACGTAATCCGATGGAAAGGTGAAAATATGGAGACAATTTCCTTCCGGAAGCATTCAACGGGCAATTTTGTTGTTAAGCATAGAGGGCAAGAGATCATTGTTTTAGAGGCTGCCTTTTCAAAAATTACAGGGGTTAGTCGCGAGGCGACGTTAGGTAGCGTCGAAGTGAATCGAAGTGATCTTACAAAACTTGGTTTTTTAGTCCGAAATAAATAGGAGGGCTGCCGGATTGTTAGATTTTGTTTGTATCGGTTGTCTAACTGAATGGGATCATGATCCGCTGGACGGTAGATGTCCGATATGCCATGAGAAAAAGGTTGTTCCCAGGAATACAAAAGAGCAGAAGGCGTCCAAGAAAAAGGGCCATAGAGTCAAGGAGTCATCAATTCAAGATCGTATTCTGCGGTACCTTAACAATCTGCCGCAGGCGAGAGCCTATAACAATCATGGCAGCGCTTGGCAAGGTGCGGGGCGTCCGGACATTTTTTGTTGTTACCATGGGCAGTTTATTGCGATCGAGGTCAAACGGCCGGAAGAGGAGCCGACGAAGCTGCAGGCTCATGAACTGCGGAAACTGGCCGGCGCAGGCGCAATAACGTTGTTAGCAAAGTCCCTTGATGATGTGAAGGAGCTTGTTCAGGAGCTCGAATCGAGAGCATGGGATTAAAGGTGGAAAGCCCGAAGGCCGGTAAACCGAGAGGGGGGTTCGTATGAATTTCGTCAAACTGTATTACGATATTTCGAAGGAAATTGAAATCTACGAGCTGCGGCTGGTGGATCTGGAGGCAGAGCTGAAGCAGGCCCGGAAGCTTTGTTTTGACGGCCGGCTGCCGTCCAGCCCGCTGCCGGTTCATGTGCCGCTGAACAAAGCACTTGAGCAATATGACAACGTGGTCGCTAAGATCAGGGAGACGTCCGACCACTTGACCCAGAAGAAGCTGATCCGGCAACGGATCGAGGCGAACATACGGGACTTCCAAGGAATCGAGTACCAGGTCGCCTATATGCGGGACATCCTGGGGAAACCGTTGGGCCAGATCGCCGACGAACTCGGCTATTCTTATAATTGGATTATGAAAATCAGCAGCAGGGTCAAAAGGCAGAAAGAAGGCAGAAACGATTTGCAAAAAAAATGATATACTGAAATCGTGAAAATATGTCCGAACAATAGCAGGCCGCCTATGGGCGGTCTTTCTCATTTGGACGAAAAAGAGCCGGCAACGGTGCCAAGCCTGCGACAATCCCACCGACCGTCAGGACTCAGAAAGTTGGTGCCAGCAATGGAGAACATACCCAAGCTTGAGTGTCGCATGGGTCCTTCCGGGAGGTATCTTGCCAGCGGGCGCTGGCGACCCCGAAATCTGGCTAGCCATAATTTTTTTTTCGTTCCTTCGTTTCGTTATGCAAGATAACGTTTTTTTATACCAAGTCATTCGGAGCCTTGTTTATCAAGGCTTTTTAGCGTTTTCAAAGCTATTGCAGAAAGGGGGAATCAATCCAAAATGCGAAATGAAAGTGCCGCAGAAAGCGAAATGCTGTTTACGACGAAGCAGCTTGCCGAAATCCTGAATTTGAGTCCGCGCCGCGTCCAGCAATTAGCCGAAGAAGGAGTCCTTGTAAAGTCTTCGAGGGGAAAATATAAGGCTGTCGAAAGCATTCAAAATTTCATTCGTCAGCTATCGAAGGAACAAAGCGGTAAGGCAAGCGGCGTCGATTATTTTGATGAACGAGCTTTGCACGAGAAAGCAAAGCGTGAGAAAGCGCAGCTGGAGCTTGCCGTGATGAAAGGTGAACTGCATCGGTCGGAAGACGTTGAGTTCGTGATGAATGACATGATCGCGGCCTTTCGTTCGCGGATCTTGGCGATTCCCTCGAAGCTTGCTCCACAACTGGCAGGCAAGACGGACATTCCGATGATTCAGCAACTGCTATCTCTCGAAACGAACGAAGCGCTTAGTGAACTATCAAATTACGACCCTGCCGCGTTTTACGAAAACAACCCTGACTATGTAGGACCGGTCGATAGTGAAGAAGCCGAGTAAGAAGACCTTACATTTATTTCGGGGGATAGTAAAACTTGCTGCACCGCCGCCCAAACTGACCGTATCTGAATGGGCAGACGAGAATCGCCGGCTTTCTCCAGAAGCTTCAGCAGAACCAGGCCGATGGCGTACAGACCGTACGCCGTATATGCGGGAGATTATGGATGCGGTATGCGAAGCAGGCAACGAGCAAATTGTCATGATGACCTCGGCCCAGGTCGGGAAAACGGAGTTATTGCTGAACATCACCGGATATTTCGTGGATTACGATCCGGCCCCGATGATTTTGATCCAGCCGACGGAAGGACTTGCTGAAGCATTTTCAAAAGACCGTCTCGCTCCAATGATTCGGGACACGCCGGTCTTAACGGGCAAGATCCGGGACGTGAAAAGCCGGGACAGCGAAAACACTATTTTGCATAAAAAATTTCCGGGCGGCCATATCACGCTTGGCGGCGCCAACGCGCCGGCCTCTCTCGCAAGCCGGCCGATCCGGATCGTCCTTTGCGACGAAGTTGACCGGTACCCAGTATCTGCAGGCACCGAAGGCGACCCGGTCTCGCTCGTGGAAAAGCGGACTACGACATTCTGGAATCGCAAGATCGTTCTCGTCTCCACCCCCACGACCAAGGGGGCTTCCCGGATCGAAACGGCCTACAATTCAAGCACCATGGAACAGTGGTGTCTTCCATGTCCGAGCTGCGGCGAACATCAACCGCTCACATGGGGCCAAATCAAGTACGAGAACGAAAACGACCGTGTCGTGAGTGCTATGCACGCTTGTAAATCGTGCGGTGCTCTGCACGGGGAATTCGAGTGGAAAGCGGGAAATGGGAAGTGGGTCGCTCGGCAAAGTGGCAAAAAGGTAAGAGGATTTCATTTGAACGAGCTCGCCAGCCCGTGGAAGCGCTGGACCACAATCGCAGAAGAGTTTTTAAAAGCCGAACGTGGCGGCCTCGAATTATTGAAAGTCTGGTGGAATACTTCCCTTGGAGAAACGTGGGAAGAAAAAGGTGTAGGCGTTGAGAAGGATGCTCTGGTCAAACGACGTGAGTTCTATCGTCGCGAAGTTCCTGACGACGTGCTTGTTATTACGGCAGGGGTCGACGTGCAGGACAACCGCCTCGAATATGAAATTGTCGGTTGGGGGCTGGAGTACGAATCTTGGGGAATAAAATACGGGGTTATCATGGGCGATCCCGGCAAGGCGTACGTGTGGCGCATGCTCGATATGACAGTTGTAGATGCAAGCTTTTACCGGGCAGACGGTTCAAAGCTAAACGTGATGACGACATGTGTAGACTCCGGGGGGCATTTCACGAGTCAAGTTTACAGATATTGCAAGAAAAATGAGCATAAGCGGGTGTGGGCAATCAAAGGAAAGGGCGGTTCCGGGATTCCCTTCATTGTCCGGCCTAAGAGGCGTAATGCCGAAGGGGCATGGCTATTTACAATTGGGGTCGACGCGGGGAAGGATACCATCACATCGAGGCTAACGGTGAAAAAGGAAGGAATGCCGGGGTTCTGTCATTTTCCAGTGAATGCCGATCGGGGATACGACGAAGCATATTTCGAGGGTCTAACGGCTGAGCATCGTGTCATGAGGTATACCAAGGGACAAACCACATTTCACTGGGAAAAACGGTTTTCAGGTACTCGAAATGAGCCGTTCGACTTGCGAAACTACGCGACAGCGGCATTAGAAATCTTGAATCCACCTCTGGAGGAACTCAAAAAGCAGCTTGATGAACGTGATGCTACCCCTAAGCCTGTGCCCTCCAAGAAAAAGAAAGCCGGAAATGTAAGTAAAGGCGTAGAGATTTGAGTTTCTAGGAGGTGAAGGCAGTTGTCTGCACGTCTCGAAATCTTGCGAAGCCGTCTGCAGCAGTATATCGACTGCGAGGCGGCTATTTTAGCTGGGGCACAAGAGTATATGATCGGTCCTCGGCAGTTAAAAAGGGCGAATCTGAACGAAATTTCTGAAATGATTCGCTATTTGGAGAAGGAAGTTGAAGCAGAGGCTGCAAAAACGGCCGGACGAGGTCGGAATCGGGTAGTTGGAATCATCCCAAGAGATTTATGAAAGGAGAAGAGGCATGAACCTTCTGGATCGAACAATTGCATGGTTTTCGCCGCAAGCAGGCGTGAAACGATTGGCAGCCCGGAAAACAATTGACGTGATCGGCTCGGGATATAGCGAAGGCGGTGCGTCAACTCGAAAAAAGAGCCTGCGCGGATGGATCACGCAAATCGGAAGTCCGAAGGACGATATCGATTTGAACCTGAACAAGCTTCGCGAACGGTCGCGGGATCTCTTTATGAATGGACCACTCGGAACAGCAGCGCTAAGAACGAACAAAACGAACGTAATCGGCCCAGGATTGCGCTTGAAATCTCGGATCGATGCGGAATTTCTTGGCCTTAGCGAAGAACAGGCAGACGCTTGGGAAAGAGATGTCGAGCGTGAATTTGCTATCTGGGCGGAAAGTAAGCATTGCGATGCTTTGCGAATGTCGGATTTCTACGACATGCAGGGTATCGCTTTTTTAGGTCGCCTGATGAATGGTGATGCTTTCGCGATCTTCCGCCGGGCCAAGCGGACTCCTTGGATGCCATACGGTCTCCGTTTGCATGTCATTGAAGCGGATAGGGTATCAACCCCATGGGCCAATGCAGGCTTGAATAATGTTGAGGGAAGAAACCCTACAAACGGCAATGAAATTGTTTCCGGGGTGGAAATAGACCAACTGGGGGCGACGGTTGCCTATTGGGTTTGTAACCTTTACCCGCACGTGACTGGGCTTGACTCCAGTAAAAAGAGAGAATGGGTCCGTATCGAGGCCTATGGTGAGAAGACAGGCCGCCCGAACATTTTGCACCTGATGGAAAGCGAGCGTGCAGAGCAGCGCCGCGGCGTGCCGTACCTTGCCCCAGTCATTGAAGCGCTGAAACAACTGACCAGATATACAGAAGCCGAGCTGATGGCGGCCGTGATCGCGGCGATGTTCACCGTGTTCGTGAAATCCGAAGGCCCGTCGAGCGACATGCCGATCGGCAGCATGGTTCCCGAGGATCAAAAAGTTGCCCCGGAAGATCCGGCGGTATATGAGATGGGGGCAGGAGCCATCAACGTTCTGAACCCGGGGGAAGATATCGTGGTTGCGAATCCGGGCAGGAACAACAGCAGCTTCGATTCGTACATCAATGCTTTATGCCGGTATATTGGTGCGGCGCTGGAGATTCCGCAGGAGCTGCTGCAGAAATCATTCCAATCCAGCTACAGCGCGAGTCGGGCGGCACTTCTTGAGGCTTGGAAAATGTTTCGAGCTCGCCGGCAATGGGCGGCCAAGGAGTTTTGTCAGCCAGTCTATGAAGAGTTTCTTGCCGAGGCAGTAGCCATCGGACGGATTCATGCTCCAGGATTTTTCAACGATCCGGCTATTCGCCGTGCTTGGTGCTTGGCCGAATGGAGCGGACCAGCCCCGGGACAAGTCAATCCGGTGGACGAAATCAAGGCTGCCGGTCTCCGAATAGAATACGGCCTGTCTACCCGTGAACGGGAGACCGTCGAAACGGTAGGCGGGGACTTCGACAGGAATATCAAGCAGCTCAAACGCGAGAACCAGCTAATGAGGGATGCAGGATTAAACCCAACTCCATCGTCGCGGATGGTAGACCAAACGAAGGAGGTGAACAAAGAGAATGAGTAGATTCTGGCAGTTTAATAACGTAAGTGCTGACGAGGGCGAGCTTATACTTTACGGCCGGATCGCTTCGCATAAGTCATGGTGGGACGATTCCGATGAAGGCATTTATCCGAAACAATTTGCAAACGATCTGAGGGCATTGGGTAAGATTAAAAACCTTACTGTACGGGTGAACTCGGGCGGCGGGGATGTTTTTGCTGCAGTTGCGATCTACACCCAATTAAGGAGCCATGAAGCCAATATCACGGTGATTATCGATGGGATTGCAGCAAGTGCAGCGACTATCATCGCCATGGCCGGTGATACGATAAAAGCCCCTGCTGCTGCTCAATTTATGATCCATGACCCCTTAGCGGGATTGATGGGATACTACAATACGAAAGATCTTGCCGGAGTCATGGGCCGTCTCGATTCGGTGAAAGAAAGCATTCTTAATGCCTATGTAAATAAAACGGGTCGGGATCGCAATGAAATTGCTGAAATGATGGATAAGGAAACCTGGATGACTGCGGAGCAAGCGAAGGCGGAAGGTTTCGTCGATGAAATTTTGTTCGAAGAAAGCATCGACGCTGCATTTACAAATGATCTCCGTTTTATGGTTGTTAATTCCGTAGCTCATGATATGAGCCGTTTTGAAACTCGTCCTGTGATCACTCAGGGAGCATTGAAGAAAGCACCAGCGGTTCCCATGATCCCGTTGGCAAAACATAACACTGTAAAGGAGCGTGACAACACCTTGGAAATTAAAAATATGGAGGACCTGAAAAAGCATTTTCCGGAGCTTTGCAACCAGTTGGAGCTGACGGCTCAACAGAAGGAGCGCGAACGGATCAAGGCTATTGATGAAATCTCAGCGACCGTCTCCGAGGAGTTGGTTAATAAGGCAAAATACGATCAGCCTATGTCAGCACAGGACCTTGCATTTGAAGCGCTCAAGGCAGATGCCGGGAAAGGGCGCAAATTCATCAACGACCGCGCCAAGGAGTTGGAGGACGCCGAGGACGTAAAAACAGAGCAGCCGCGGGATGAGAACGGCGAGGTGTCAGCAGCTGCCATCGATAAAATTGCGGCATCAATGAACAAAAAACGAAGCAAGGAGGTCAGAGGCTAATGCCAAACCTTTATACCAAACAAGCTGATTCGATCTCTTACCCGAACCTTATTGCCGGTACGAGTATCCCGATTGAAATTCGATCGGTGACGCTTCAAGCCGGCCAAGGTATTTTGAAGCGCGGGACCGTAGTCGGGATCATCACCGCCTCGAATCTTGCGGTGAAGGTCGATAGCTCCAAAAATGACGGCAGCCAGACTGCGGATAGCATTTTAACGGACGACGTAGATACAACCGGAGCGACCAATGTTGTAGCAACTGCCTACTCCTCCGGGCTGTTTAACCGTCGGGCTCTGCTATTCGGTGGCACGGATACGGCTGCGAAGCATGAAACTCGTTTGCGGGAGCTGGGCATCTTCTTGAAAGACAATATCCCATACTAATAAGGAGGCTATCACATTGGCATTGAATATGAACATTTACTCGACACAGACTATGCTCGCTGCAGTTGAGCGCGCGATGCCGCTTAATACGTTCTTTCGCTCAACGTTTTTCCCGGAATTTGATACCTTCCCTACCGAAGAAGTGTTGCTCGATTACAAAAAGGGCAAACGGAAGATGGCGCCTTTTGTTGCCCCTCGGGTCGGCGGTATCACGGTGGATCGGGACGGATACCGGACAGACAAATATACCGCGCCGAAAATCGCACCGCAGCGGCCGCTCACTGTGGATGATCTGAAAATCCGGGGGCTCGGCGAAAATGTATTTAGCCCGAGAACACCTGCCGACCGACAAGCTGAAATTCTTGGACGAGATCTGGCCGAATTCGAAGAAATGATCGTCCGTCGCGAAGAGTGGATGATTCGAGAACTTCTTTTCAACGGCAAGATCAACATGAAAGGCTTCATCGACCGATCTGATAGTGTCTTTGTTGATCAGAAGTTGGATTACGGGTTTACGAATAAAGAAATCTTGGCCGGCGGGGCTCTTTGGTCCGCCTCGACTTCCAAAAAATATAACGACTTGAAGCGATGGAGACAAAGGGTTATTCAGGCTTCGGGTAAAGCGCCTACGCTCGTTCTTTATGATCAAGAAGCATGGGATGCATTCATCAGTGATCCGGATATTCTGGACAAACTGGATGTGAGAAATGCATTGCTGGCTCAGATTAATCCGATCATCAAGAATGACGCTTTAACGTATATGGGCCGACTGCTGGAACTGGGTTTGGATCTCTATTGCTATAATGAATGGTTCTTGGACGACGACGGTACCGAGTATCCTATGGTTCCGGTCGGCCATATACTCATGGCACGCCCGAAATTGGGCGAGATGTTATATGGCGCAGTCACTCAACTGGAAGGAGAGCAATTCCTGACGTACGAAGGAGCCCGCATCCCAAAATCATGGGCAGATCAAAATAACGACGTTCGGATGCTTCGCTTGAGCAGTCGACCAGTTCCGAAACCGGAGGACGTGGATGACTGGTTTGTCGCAAAAGTGCTATAAGGAAGGGGGCAATGACATTGCCAATTACGCCGAAAAATTTCCCAATAAACACCGGGAGTCGACGTTTTTCTCCCGGTGAAATCATTGTAGGGCTTAGTCTGGTCGAAGAGCAGGCCTTGGTCGCTGAGGGGCACGCGGAGAATTTACTTGTCATCCATGAAGAAGCTGAAACTGCAGGGCCTAATGAGTGGGAGGTTTCAACGGAGGCAGTCAATCTCGAACAATTTCAGGGATTGAAGGCAGCTGAACAAAAAAGCTTGCTTCAAAGTCTTGGTTTTGAACCGGCTGCAAACGCTGAGCAACGCTTGGAGCAATACTCCCAATGGCTGGAAGAGCAAAGAGGAGACGAAGACGGAGATAGTCCACAAACGGGATTTCCGGTATGAAATTCAAGGACATGCTGCTAAAAGACCTTTCGGTCTTTTTTAATTTGGATGAACACGCGGATCTCCATAATATCGACGGCCGTGATATTCCAGTAATCATAGACGGGGATCAGCTCACACAGCGGCCCCGTCAACCTATAGATTTATACCATGCTGCAGCTGGCGTATTCGTTGCAAAAGTGACGATATATGCGTACGCCTCCGATTTTGAGGAAAGACCAGTAATCGGCCAGCATTTGAGATTGGACGGCCAATTGCGTCTGGTGACGAACTGTACAGAAAGTTCCGGCATTCTGGTTATCGACCTGGAGGCGAATGAGGCGTGATCGAAGTTTCGGCTGCTCAAATCGACCGGGCAGAGAACATGCTAAAACACATCCCGAAATCGGCTCCGAAGGCTTTGGCTCGCGCGATTAACCGGGCAGCAGACAGCGCCCGGACGGAAGCTGGCCGAAAAGCGCGGGAAACATATCATATCAATCACAAAGACGTAATATCCACGATCCGCATCGATCGGGCGACCTCGATGAGCCTCGCCGCTAAAGTGACCTCGCGCGGGAACACGGTTTCTTTGGCGAAGTTCCGGGTGACACCGAAGCAGCCAGCACCGAAAAGGAAAATCCCAATCTCCGTTCGAGTGAAGCGCGGGGAAGGCGGACCAGTGAAGCGTGCGTTTGTGGCGAGAGTCAAAAATGGACACTTGGGCGTCTTCGAACGGGCCGGCAAACGGCGGCTTCCGATTCAAGAACTTTACGGCCCGCCGGTCCCTGTCATGCTCGGCAGCCCTACCGTACGGGCATGGGTGGAGGAGAAAGCGGCGGAGACGCTTGATCGTCGTCTCGAACACGAAATCGGACGCATATTGGAGGGGAACGGATGACTCCTTTGATTTTAGTTGACGATCTGGTGTCGTTCATAAAACCAGTGGTTCAGCAATTTGTGCTGGAATCAAATGCAACCGGAATTTCGAAGGCTCCACAAGTCATTGCTGGGTATTTGAAGGAGAAGAAGGCGGTTCAAAACCAGAATCCGCCTGACTTTCCATATGTCATTGTTCGTTTTTTAGAGGATGATGACTCGGAGGAAAGTTACTCTGCCAGCATCCGGATCATTGCGGGGACGTACAGCGAGGACGAACAAAACGGCTGGCGCGATCCCGTGAATATTTTATCGCGGATCAAGATAGCGCTGCTGGAGAACCGTATTATCGGTAAGCCATTTTGGACCGAGAAGCCGATCAAGATTGAACTGCCGGAAGAGCAGGTTTTCCCGGAATGGGTGGCGTGGATGACATTGCGTTTTACGGTTCCACAAGTCCAGTCACAAGTCCAGTATGAAGGAGGTTTTTGATAAATGACGGCTAGGAAAAAAGAAGATCTGGATAGTCCGGAAAACCCGAATCAAGAGCAGCTGCAGCAGCCCGAAAAAGAAATTTCATGGATTTATTGCGGGCCGAATCAGCGCGGATTGCTCAATCAATATACCGTATATCGCGGCGGGTTGCCGCAGCATCTCGAACCGCATTTCGAAAAATGCCCAGGATTAAAAAGATTGATTGTACCGATCGAACAATTCCCCCAGACGGAAGAAGCCGTGAAGCAGCCGGGCACGGCTGAAAACGTTTGGTATCAGCAAGTATTGGAATACGACGGGGGTGCCAAGTCTTGACGTATAAACATGGTATTTCTATTTCTGAGGTTCCGACATCGGTAATCCCGCCGGTGGAAGCGATGGCCGGACTTCCGGTCGTCGTGGGCACGGCTCCGATCCATCTGGCGGAGGACCAGAACTATGTGAACCGGCCGTTTCTGGCCCATACGTATCCGCAGGCAGTAAAGGCGCTTGGTTATTCTCCCGATTGGGGTAAATACTCCCTGAGTGAAGCGATGAAGTCGCACTTAGACCTTTTCGGTGTGGCGCCAGTCGTATTTATTAATGTGCTGGACCCGGCAACACACAAAAAGAGCGTTACCGATAGCACGATCAATATCACTTCTGGAACGGCGGTTATTTCGCAAGACGGTGTGTTGCTAAGCACACTTGTCGTCAAACTGACGGCAGCCGGACAGCCTTTGATAAAGGATACGGACTATACAGCCAGCTTCAACGCAAAGGGTGAAGTGGTTGTGACGCCGATTTCCGGCGGGGCGATCCCTGGGAACCAGATTACATTGGCCGTATCCTATATGCAACTCGACCCGAGCAAAGTCACAAAAGCAGATATCATTGGTGGCGTGAACCCGACGACTGGCGCATATTCAGGGCTCGAACTGGTGAACCGGGTGTTCCCGCTGTTCCGGCTTGTCCCGGGCCAAATTCTTGCCCCGGGATGGAGCGAGGACCCAACGGTCGCTGCGGTTATGAAGGCAAAGGCGAAGAATATCAATGGCTTGTTTAAGGCGATGGCGATCACCGATATCCCGGCTTCCTCAGCTGGAGCAGATTTATACGCCGAAGTTCCTGCATGGAAAAGCACGAACAAATATAACGATCCGTTTCAAGTGGCATGCTGGCCAAAGGTGAAGTTCGGAAGCGAAGTCTACCACCTTTCAACGCAATTCGCAGGGATTGCGTGCAGGACCGATTCCCAAAACGATGACATTCCGTTCGTCAGCCCGTCAAACCGTAACCTGCATGCGGCCGGAGCCGTTGTAGACGGCGGATCGGAGGTTTCCTTGGGTCCGGATCAGGCGGCCTATTTGAATGGCGAAGGAATCGTAACGGCATTGAATTTCACGGGCGGTTGGAAGCTTTGGGGGAACCGAACGGCCGCCTATCCGGACAATACGGACGTAAAGGATAGCTTTATCTCTGTCCGCCGGATGTTCAACTGGGTCGGAAATACGATCGTTCTCACGTTCGGCGAACGAGTAGATAGCCCGACGAATCGGCGCATGATTGATACCGTCGTGGATTCGCTGAATATTTGGCTGAACGGGCTGTGTGCCCGGGGCGCGCTCCTTGGCGGCCGCGTCGAATTCCGGGCGGACGAAAATCCGGCGTCGGACCTGATTAACGGAATTATTCGGTTCCATGTCGCGCTGGCCCCACCTGTACCGGGTGAAGAGCTGCAGTTTGCCCTGGAATTCGACGTCAATTATCTGAACGCGCTGTTCAGCGCGTAGCGAAAGGAGGAACTGAACCATGCCACCTATCCATACTATCCCGGAAAGACTGGCCGCGTTCCGCGTTTATCTGGACGGTTCAAACGACCTGAAAGGGATAGCGGATATCCAGCTTCCTAAATTCGACCCGATGAAAGATACAGTGAGCGGTGCCGGGATCGCCGGCTCATACGAGTCCGCAACCTTGGGGCACTTCCAAAGTATGAAACTCACGCTCAATTGGAGGACCATCACCGAAGCAAATTTTCAACTGCTTCGGCAAACATCCCAGCGGATCGACTGCAGGGGGGCCCTTCAAGAGTATGATGCCGCGCGCGGGGCGACGTTAACAAAGCAAGTCCGCTTGACGGTTCAGGGCCTGCCGACAGGTGGGGATTTAGGGAAATTTGAGCAGGGAGCTGCGACTGGAGGCTCGTCCGAGATCGAGGTCCTCTATATCAAAATCGAGATGGACGGGCTGAAGCGTGTTGAATTCGACAAGTTGAACTATATTTGCATCATTGAAGGCGTCGATTATTTGCAAAGCACTCGTTCTGCTTTAGGACTATAGGGAGGAATAGCCGTGGAAATTCGTTTGAGAAGGCCTTTGCAGAAAGGTGATCAATTGTTCGAAAAAATCGTTTTAAACCTTGAGAGTCTGAGCGGTACGGATATCATTGAAGCGGAAAAGGAAGCGAGAATGCGGGGAGACACCAGTCCTAACCCGCTTTTTTCTTCGGAAGGGCTTTGTATCGTTGCGGCGAAAGCTTCAGAGCATATTGCCGACGATATCGCCAATCTGGCGGCGCCTGATTTTGTTCTTATCACGAACACGGTGAGCAATTTTTTGTACGGATGGGTTTTGCCGACGACCATGCAACCCGAAACTACCGAAGAACAATCCTCCTAATGGCACGGGCAAACTTCACTTCGATTGAATTCTGGATGAAGTTGCCGCTGCTGGAGTTTGCCGAATGGGTACAGGTAGCAGTCGACCTCGGAGAGAAAGGAGCTGGTTGACGTGTCGCGCAAAACCTACGAAATCAGTTTTGCAATCGCCGGGAAAATGGCGAGCAGTTTCGGAGGGGTGTTTTCCGGCGCCTCTTCATATTTCCAACGGCTCCGCTCCGAAATGCAGAGGTTAAACGCCGAGTACAAGCATGGCGGCATGGCTTTGGACGAATACAGCGCCAAACAACGCCGATTAACCCAGCAGATCCAGCAAACAGAAGCGGCGCAAAAGCAGCTCAATCAATCCATGAAGATGCAAGGCTCAATAGCGAAGGCTGCCTTCAGCTCCGTTAGAAATGCGCTTACGGTAGGCGGCGGGGCCGTAGTAGTAGGCGGTGGGCTTTTGCTAACCTCGGCCGTCAAGGATGCCATTGAATTCGAAGATGCCATGGGCGGGATCGCAAAACAGGCCGATGGAGCCCGTGATGCTAATGGAAAACTAACGGATGTTTTTTTCGCCATGCGAAAGGAGACGCAGCAGCTCGGCCGGGAGATTCCTGTCGCAACAAACAAACTTGCCGAGATGCAAGCGGCCGGCCTTCGAATGGGGGTCGCAAGGACTGAAGTTGCTCAATTCACCCGAGAAGTTGCCAAGATGAGCACGGCGTTCGACGCTGATGATAAAGCCGACGAAATCGCTGAAAAAATGGGGAAACTTGCGAACGTTATGCAGATTCCGATCATGAAAATCAGCGACTTAGCGGATACCATCAACTATTTGGATGACAATTCTGTCGCTAAAGGCCTGGATATCATCAACGTTATGCAACGGGTAGGCGGTGTCTTGAAGCAGGCCAACATGGATGCCCATCAAGGGGCAGCGCTGGCGAGTACGTTTTTGTCGCTTGGAAAATCTGAAGAAGTAGCTGCGACCGCCACCAATGCGTTGATCCGGGAGCTTCTGATCGCGAAGCAGCAACCGCCACGATTTCAAGAGGCAATTAAAAAACTTGGTATGACGTCGGAGCAAGTCAATAAAGGGATGGTTAAGGATGCCCAAGGAACCATTCTCAAAATATTGGATGCCATTAATGCGCTGGAAAAGTCCTCACAGGCAGAAATAACGACAGGGCTGTTCGGAAAAGAATACGGGGATGATGTGGCAGCGATTGCCGGGGCCGTCGGGGAATACCGCCGCCAGATCGGATTGCTTAATGATGAGAAGCGAAAAGGCTCAATGAACCGAGAGTTTGAGGCGCGTTTAAAGGGATCTTCCGCTCAGCTGCAACTGCTTGAAAACTCTGTTAAGGAAGTCAAAGTTGCCATCGGGACGATGCTGCTGCCGGCGTTAAACATCATTTTCGGAGATCTTGCAAAATTTTCGCAAAAAAGTTCCGAAACCTTGGAAAAGTATTCCGCCAAGGTAGCCAATACAGTACGGCAAGGGGTAGATGAAGCGAAAAGCTACCTGAAATCGCATTTTTTAAACAACCCTGAATTTACGAAATTGCCGACTCTTCAAGCAAAAATCGGCTTCATTGTTGACGATATCATGAAACAATTCCAAAGCTGGCTGGATAGCGGGGGGCAACAGTACCTGACGGATATCAGTACCCGGGGTGTCAACATCATCGCCACAGGTATAGAAAACGCCGCCCCGAGAATCGCGGAAGCTGCTATTTTGATCGGGAAAACGCTTGGGACGACCTTACTCCAAACCATGGAAAAATCCATCAAAGAACATCCTATTTCTGCTTTTGTCTTTGGGGCAGCCAAAGGAAGCACCGGGCTGGAGACCGGCGGTGTCCAGGGGGTTCCCGGGCAATTCATAGGAGCAGCCAAGGCAGCAAAAGAGTATTACTTCAGCAATCCTGAAAAGTTTCCTGAATGGGTTCATTCTACATTTCCGACCCGTGAGGATCTTAAAGCAAAAATAAATTCGAAGAGAGCTCAACGTCATGGGACAGGCGGGATTTTTTCGCAACCACACCTGGGGATCGTTGCAGAGGCGGGTGTCGATGAGGCCATCATTCCGCTTGACGGTTCGCCGCGATCCAAATCCTTGTGGCAGACAGCTGGGGAGCGGATAGGGGCATCTTCCGGCGGGACCGTGATAAACGCTCCTTTTGCACCGGTTATTCATGGAGCAGGGTCCGAGATCCTGCCGGCTCTCCAAGAGCAGCAGCGGAGTTTCATTGACCAGTTGAAAGACGCCGTTCATCAACAAAGGAGGGTGTCATTCGGTGACGGATAGTATTTACACAACAATTCAGGGCGATATGTGGGATGGCATCGCGAAGAAAGTTCTGGGTGCTGAAAAGCACATGACCCTTCTTATCGAAGCGAATCCGGAGTATAGGGAAACGGTGATTTTTCCGGCCGGCATTGCATTAGTTATTCCGGCAATCGCAGCGCCTATCACCTCGCAGCTGCCGCCATGGAAGCGAGGAGAAGCAGGTTGAGAGCTAGAACCGCGGAGCTGGAGCTGCAATATGAGTCAGTGGACATTACTGCGGATTTGAAACCGCACCTATTAGGATGGTCATATACCGATAACCTGAGCGGCGAGGCGGACGACCTGCAGATCGACCTGGAAGACAGAGAACAGCTTTGGGTCGGGACATGGGCGCCGGAAACCGGTGCGAAAGTGACGGCCACAATATACCGGATGAACTGGACGATGGATGGCGAGAAGGAAGGGCTGCCGCTAGGGGAATTCGAAATTGACGAAATCACGTCCTCCTTTCCGCCGTCGGTTGTATCCATCAAAGCTCTTTCCGTCCCGGAATCTTCCTCGCTTCGCGGGGAGCAAAAGAGCCGGGCTTGGGAAAAAACGCATCTTTCGGTTGTTGCGCGCGATATTGCCAAAGGAGCAAAAATCAAGCTTTTTTATCAAACCGATGATGACCCGGACTATGACCGCGTCGAACAAGCTGGAGAAACGGACCTGTCATTTCTGATGCGCCTATGCACCGATGCCGGCCTCTGTTTAAAAGTTTCCGATGCTCAAATTGTCATTTTTGACGAACGACTCTATGAGAAGCAGGAGCCAGTCACGACTATTCGTAAATATGACCGGGACATTAAAAGCTATTCGGGGCGAATCACATTGAACGGATCGTACAGATCGTGTCGTGTGCAATATACGAACGCCAAGAAAAAGCAAACGATTAAATATGAATACGTGGCACCGAATCCGCCACCGACTAAGCGCGTGTTGATTGTTCACGAAAGGGTGACGTCGATCAGGGCCGCAGAGCTGCTTGCCAAAAAGAAACTCCGTCAGAGCAACAAAGAGGCCGTCACCGTGGCGCTAACAATGATGGGTGACCCCCGTTTTGCTGCGGGGCAGACGGTTACATTGGCGGACTTCGGCAAATACGATGGTAAGTATATCATTACGCAGGTAATTCATTCCCAGCAAGGAGGCTATCAAACCAAGCTGGCCCTGCGGAAATGTTTGGAGGGGTACTGATGATCCGGGTCGGGAAAGTTTCTTCTATCAATCCAAAAGAGTGTTCGGCGCGCGTAGCTTTCGAGGATCGATCCGACGTTGTCTCGTTTGAACTGCCGATTCTGGTCCGCGGTTCAATAGGAACGCTGGACTACTGGATGCCGGCTCCAGGGGAGCAGGTTGTGTGTCTTTTCCTGCCGTCCGGAGCAGCCCAAGGGTTTATTCTAGGCGCTTTCTACTCTGAAAGCGACCCGCCGCCGGTGAAGGATGCTGCGAAACGGCACATCACATTCCCTGATGGAACAACGATCGAATACGATGCAACGACACACATATTGAATATTCAGGCCGCAGGTCAAGTGAAGATCCAGGCAACGGGAGACGTGCATGTGATTGGGGACGTCATTGCCGACGGGATCAGTTTGAAAAAACACACGCATGGCGGCATCAGCTCGGGCTCAGAAAGCAGCGGGCCGCCGATTGGCGGTGCTTAATATGGGGTAATCGGGAGTTTCGGGGATGTGGTCTTCGAGGTTTCAGCAGAGAAGATCCGTACGTTTAAGGATTTTACGCGGACAACAAGTGACCGGTGGGCGTCTCACGAAATCATAGGCGACAAGCCAAAACTTGAATTTCTCGGACCGGGACTGGACATGATCAATTTCACCATGCGATTCGATGTCAATCTAGGGATGAATCCGCGCGTTGAAATGGAAAGGCTGCTGGAGATGTCCCGTTCCGGAAGAGCGGAGGACCTGACGATCGGAGGAAAGAGCCTCGGAGTCGGACTTTGGTCCATCAAAAATCTCGTTCAAAAATGGACGACCGTGGATTCGATGGGCAGGGTGTTGGTTGGTGAAGTGGAAATTACGCTTGAGGAGTATACGTAGAAAGGCAGGTGCATGCTTATGAGCGAACACGAGATTTCAACTGGAGCTGTTCCAATTAATTTTGGCGCAACTGGAGTTGAAGAAATCAAGCAAAATGTTCGAATGATCCTGACGACGCCGCAGTTTTCGTGCCCGCTCTTTCGTGATTTTGCATGGAATCCCGAGATCGATGCTCCGATCAATATTCAACAGGCCAAGATTACCTCCCGGTTGATAGCGGCCATTCGAAAGTATGAGCCGCGGGCGCGGCCTATATCGGTTTCTTTTCAGGGGGATGGGCTTTCTGGCGTGCTGAAGCCGACGGTGAGGATAGCAATCAAGGAGGATTTGAGCGCATGGCAGAATTGAATTTTGTGGACGCTGATCCGGAGAAAGTACAGAACCGACTCATCGCCAATTTTGAACGTTTGGCCGATCGTAAATTACAGCCTGCCGACCCGGTGCGGCTTTTTTTGTTGGCTGCAGCAAGCGAAATCACGCAGATGAGGGCAGACATGAATATTGCAGCACGTCAGAATCTGCTCCGCTATGCGCGCGGCGAAGTGCTGGATTACATGGGGGATGCGGTGAATACGCCGCGGATTGGCGCGGTGGCGGCGCAGGTTCCAATTCGTTTCACACTCTCGACCGTTCAACGTGTGCCTATCACTATTCCTGCTGGAACCCGGATAAGCCCCCGTGCCGGGCTCTATTTTGCACCGAAGACGAATGTGATCGTGCCTCCAGGATTAACTGAGGTTGATGCCGTTTGTGAGTGTCTGACCCCGGGGGAGGTAGGGAATGGATGGTTGACAGGACAGATAAACACTATTGTTGACCCTGTACAGTGGTTGGCGACAGCTGTGAATACAGCGAAAAGTGCCGGCGGGGCCGAAAAAGAAAGCGACGATCAATATCGCGCGCGCATCCGTGCTGCGCCGGAATCCTTTTCCGTAGCGGGACCGAAGGGCTCGTACGAACACTGGGTACGTGCAGTTAGTCCTGATATTATCGATGTTCTTGTACAGAATGCCGCGCCGGGTAAAGTCAGCGTCGTGGCACTGATGAAAGGCGGGATTGCGCCTTCGGAAGAGATTAAAACTGCGATTCGGACAAAACTTAATGACACAAAAATCAGGCCGCTGTCCGATGAGGTGATCGTTGAGTCCCCCGTGGAGATCAAGTATGACATCCGAGTCGACTATTGGATCGACGAGGAGCATGCAGACAATTTGGAAAGCATCAAAAAAGCGGTCAATGCATCGGTTGAAGAATACGTCGTCTGGCAAAAATCCAAGCTGGGCCGGGATCTTAACCCGGATGAGTTGATCAAACGGATGCTGCAGGCGGGAGCAAAGAGAACAAAGCTTACTTCTCCCACATTCACAAAAATTCCGCCTAATTCGTTCGCATCAGCTTATTGGAAAATTTATAACTATGCGGGGGTGGAGGATGCGTAGCATACACGATATATCGTTGCTCGATATCCTTCCTCCGAGCATCGTTTCGGACGAAGATGTTAAAGCTGCGGCGCTTGCGATCGACATTGAACTGAAACTGATTGCTGATCGAATCAAAGACCTGACTCTATTTTACTCGATCGACCGGCTCCCTTCCGATTGGGTGGATGAGCTTGCCTGGCAGTATCATGTTGATTTTTACGAAGCAGGTCTCCCTATCGATAAGCGGCGCGAGCTCGTCAAAAATTCGCTGAAGACCCACCGTATCGCGGGAACACCGGCGGCCGTCGAGGAGTTAATCAAAACCCTATTTGGAGACGGGCGTGTCGAGGAATGGTTTGAGTATGGGGGGCAGCCGTATCATTTTCGTGTGACGACTTCGAATCCGGACGTGACGGCTTCCCGCGCCGCAGAATTCATCCGTGCCGTGAAAACGGTACAAAATGAAAGATCGGTGCTTGAGTCCGTGCAGCTCCGGCAGACATCGGAACAAGAGCTCTATGTAGGGGTCGCTCTCCATATAGGGGACTATATGAGAATAGATTAGTGAGGTGCAAGCATGGCTTTCAAATTCACGATGACCAAGAAGGGTTTGGATCTGCAGTCGAAAGCGCAGGCTGGCTCCCGATTGCAATACACGCGAATTGCAGTCGGAGACGGCGAGTTCACAGGATCGATCCCGGATCTGAACGCGCTCGTAAGTCAAAAGAAATCTCTGCCGATCACCAAACTAACTTCGCTATCTGGGGGAAAAGCGGTGGTCGGAGCTTCTTTTTCAAATACTGGTCTTGTGACAGGATTTTACTTCCGGGAGCTTGGGGTTTTCGCCCAAGATCCGGATATTGGAGAGATTCTATATTGCTACGCCAACAGCGGGGCAGGCGCGGAATTTATCCCGCCGGGCGATGCCTCGAATATCGTTGAGAAAATTATCGACGCACTTGTCATCGTCGGTACGGCCTCGAATGTAACGGCGATTATTGATGATTCGCTTGTCTTCGCCACGGCGAAGGAGTTTAACGCCCACACGTCTCGGAAGGATAACCCTCATGGTGTAACTGTGGCACAAATTGGGGCAGAAACTCCTGACGGCGCACAGAGCAAGGTTGATACTCATGCAAACCAGACCTCGGGCGTCCATGGAGCTACTGCAGCGGCGACAGCAAACAGGATTATGCAACGTGACGCCGCCGGAAGGGCCAAAGTAGCTGCGCCGGCTGCTGCCGATGATATTGCGAGGAAACAAGAGACGGACGCGGCGCTCAAGGCCGGACAAGATGCCCAGACACGGGCGGCATCATGCTTGCCGAAAAACGGAAGCGAACCCATGACCGGAAGGCTGGTTGTTCCTGCCGGGCCGGGAGGGGGTATAGCTTTTCCGGACAATCCATTCGGAGGAAGTGGAGATAGCGCGAGTGTTACGCTTCGGCAAAAGTCCGGTGAGGATATGGAGCTTACTTTCGAGGTCCAAAATGACCCGGCTGATACGATCAACTTTATTACCCCGTCTAATACCGGATTAAAGGCAAATGGAAGCACTGTATGGCATATGGGAAACGACGGATGGGGCAGCGGACTTGATGCGGACGTATTACGGGGTATGGCTCCTACCGATCAGGCACACGGAAATTCGATAATGCAAAGAAGAGCCGATGGAGGTACGGAGGTAGCGACTATTTATGCCCATAGCTGGTTCCGTTCAAGAGGACAGACAGGTTGGTACTCTGAAGATTATGGCGGCGGCTGGCATATGACAGATACGTCATGGATTCGGGCGTACAACGGGAAAAGTGTATACACGTCTGGACACTTGTCTGCTGACGGTGAAATTTATTTACGCGGAACTGCCTTGGCAGCGACTCGGCTGAACAACGGGCTTCTTGAATTCTGGAACGGGAGTTGGTGGCAACCAGTGGGAGGTATTAAGGAAGTACAGCGCGGAGAGGCGTTCGTTAGAGAAGCGGACGGTGCGGTTACTGTAGGCATTAACCCAGTAAATTTAAAAAAATCTTGGATCAATTTTCCAAACACTGGCGGAACATCATCAAGCAGTTGGGGAAGCGGATGGGCAAAATTTCTGGATTCTACTCACATCCAAATCAAGGCTTCAGTAGGCGGAACATACCAGTGGGAAGTTGTTGAATATTACTGAGGAGGGACAAAACTATGGCTTTCTATGCTCACATTAACGAAAGTGGTAAAGTATACGGGATCAGTATGAACGGTTCTTTGATTGTTCCAATTCCTTCGTATGATTCGAGTTACATGGGAACGGTCTATAACGCGGAAACGGGCCAATTCATCGGCATAAGGATCATCCTTTCGGCAGACAAAACAGAAATTGCGGCAGACGGCGCGGACACGGCGACCGTGACAGCCAGCTTCAAAAATTGGGATGGTACGCCTGCCGATTATGAAAAGGACCTCGTTGCCGTGGTGGGTGGCGTGCGTACAATTATGAAGAAAGCAAACGGCGCACATGAAATCAAGATCAGCGGCACGGAGGTGGGGACGAAAACCGTTACGGTCGATACCGCATCAGACCCGCATTTGATGGAGTCGAATACAATTTCTATTACTTTGAAGGGAGCCGGTGAACAGGGAAATTCACAGGAGGAGCAATCGTCAGTGAAGTGACCGGAACGGTGGCGCTGAGCCAATCGTTATTTCTATTCTAGTTATAGAAGTATGAAAGGGTGATTATTTTTGAAAATTACGAGAGTTCTAGCCAGAGAGCTAATGGAAGAAGTCGAAAATCGTTCTGCTAAAAATGGCCTTCAGTGTGTGGCGACCCGCGGCAGCCATCTTGGGGCAGGGCTTTATCCCACCAAACCAGAAGATCCAGCCGTGACTATACAAACGAGCAAAACGTATCATGAGTTCGCTTGCGATTGCACTGATGTGGCTGTTGTTTACGGGAATTATTTCGATTTTGACCAGTTAACGCCTAATAAGATCACTGACAAGGCCGCTATTGAGTATCCTATGGGCAGCACAACACGGACCGAAGTATTTGGTCCAAATGGTTCGCGCGAGATGGTGATTGAGCCAGGCGGGCTTGTTGAGTCAATCGGTACCGGTATCCGTGGCAAAAAGGGAGACGGCTTCTACGTTTATACAGGCGTGTCCGTTCCGGAAGGCGGGAAATTCCCGCGCGGTCAAGTAGCATACTCCTCCCGCGGGGAGGGTTTTAAAAATGCGGATATTGTAGATAGTGGGACCCCGGACAGTCAAGGCCAATTTGTCCATCATCCGGTTGCCATCGTTGGACGGCCGAAGGAGCCGACGCCTGCGATTCTGGGCGTGGGTGATTCAATACTCGGCGGCGCGCAGGATAACCCACAGGACCGCGGGTTTCTGGCTCTTGCACTTGGAAAAGATATTCCATGGATTCGTGTAGCCAAAGGAAACGAAAGCAGTTATGGCTTCGCCGGAGCAGCATGCAGGTTCCGTATGCGACTCGCGAAGTATTGCACGCATGCTATTGTGCATTACGGCACCAACGACTTCCTAAATAAAAATTTGGCGCAATTTCAAACGGACCTGATCGCGCTTTTGCAACTTCTCAGCGACTACGGGCTGAAAAATTACGTTTGTACGATTCCTCCGAGAACGGTATCAAAAACGGACATGACCCCTGTGAATGCTGCTTTTGCAAATGGTGGAGATGTCATGAAAGCCAACGAGTGGCTGTTATCAAATCCGCGCCCAGACCTTATAGCAGGCGTTTTTGATACCGCAAAGGTATTGCGGAATCCCGACAAACCCGCAGAATGGGACCCGGCCGTTCTCGGCAGCGACGGTATTCACCCCGGCGCTGTGGGACATGCACGGATGGCTGCGGTGATCGACAAATCAAATTTCAAAATGTAGCCCCGGCTATCCCGAGGAGGTGCAGTAAGTGAAAATAACGAGAGTTCAGGCTAAGAAAATACTGGATCAGTTAGGTAAGCCATCTTCGCGCGGAAATTTAGTGTCTGCGATCGGGGACTCGATCACGGCAAACAATGGCGATGCGGTCCGAAAACAGTGCAAAGGGTATTTGAATTGGGCGGCTTTGCTTTCGGATCAACGGTTTCGGATCGCACCGCATTTCGCTACTCCAGGCTTTACGACGGAGCGAATATTAAGGGAATCGCTCTCTGCTCTGCTGGATTCGGCGTTCAGACCGGATTATTGTGTTGTCCTCGGAGGGACAAACGATGTCGGGAATGCCCTCCCAGTCCCTTCTATCTTGAAGAATTTGGAGGAAATCTACACAGGACTTCTAAACGCTGGCATTGGTCCAATTGCGGCCACGATACCGCCGAGGGACGGAGCCTCAGCTTTTCAGCAAACAAATATCGTCAATTTGAACACGGGCATCAAGCTCCTTGCGGCTAAACTCGCCATACCAGTTGTAGACTTCCACGAGGCGCTGACCGACCCGGCCACGGCGAACTTTTACCCTGGATACGCAACAGATCAGATCCATCCGGGGACGCTCGGAGCTCGCGCGATGGGGAAGGCGCTCGCCGATGTCCTTGGCAGCTTGGTGCCGGCATGGAAACCACCGCTTTCGGTCGCTGCGAACGATCCGGCGAACCTCATCGCAAACCCTTTATTTCTAGTTGACTCAAACTCAGATGGCACGCCCGATCGATGGACTGTACATGCCGCGGCCGGCGCTACGTTCTCGATGGAAACTCCTGCAGCTGGCGAGCCGGTTTCTGGTAAATGGTTCAAGTGTACCCGTGCGTCAGATTCCGGCAGCACGACGACGTACCGCATCGCGACGCTCACTGGGGTCAATCCCGGGGATCGTATCGCTTTGGGATTCAAATTCAAGTGTTCCCTTGAGGCGGCGCCAAGCGGAAAAGTCGGGATGATGTTGTACAAGGATAAGGCTGTGACGACTCAAATCATTGGGCCGCTCTACGATTGGGACCGGGACACAGAGGCGCATACAGTTTACAGGGAGTTCACCATTCCTGCGGATGTCACTGCGCTCCAACTAGATGTGAATTTCAGCGGTGCGGGGACCGTATGGCTCGCACAGATGACCATGCGGAACCTTACGACCGCAGGTCTTGCTGACCTGTAAATGCTCCGAGAAATCGGTGCTATTTTTGATTGCCCGAGAACGGGCAGAGAGGGGTTTCAAATGGAGAAATCAACGATTATCAAAACTACGATCGGAGCAGTCGGAGCTTTTTTCTCTTGGATGGTCGGCGGGCTCGGTCTCGCCTTCACGATTCTGATCGGGCTTATGCTACTGGACTATGCGACCGGCCTCATGGCTGGATACGTCCGGAAGGAGCTAAGCAGCCGGATAGGCATCACCGGGCTCATCCGGAAGACGTACGTCATTATTCTTGTGGGCTGCGTGTACATGATCGAGTTATCGGTCCTCAAGTCGAACGGGGTGATCGGGGACGGCGTGGTCATCGCGTACAGCGTGATCGAGTTCCTTAGTATCGTAGAAAACGGCGGGAAGCTGGGCGTGCCGCTCGGACCGCTCGCAAATGTCATTTCTGCGGTGAAGGGGAAAGGAAACTTCAATGAACAGAAATGAGTTCATAGCCATTGTCGCACCGGTTGCGGTCCGGGTGAGGCGAGAAGGCGGCCCGCTGTTCCCATCGATACTCATGGCCCAAACGTTGCTTGAAACGGGAGGGAAAATCCCGGAGTGGAACAACATTGTTGGGTATAAGGTAGGCAGCGGCAAGCAAACAAAGTTTTGGCGAGGCCGCAGCGTGAACACGAAGACGCGAGAAGTGATCAACGGCGTAAGCGATTCGAATCAACGGGCTGACTGGCGGGTGTATGATAGCGTGTACGATTGTTTGAAGGACCAAGCTTTGTTATTTAAAAATAATCCGGAGCGGTATCAAAGAGTGATCGATGCACCGGACCCGTACACGCAGGCCGATGCACTATACGCATGCGGCTACGCAACGGATGCACCAAAAGAAATTGACGGTGATCCTGATTATGCGGAGAAGCTGCGAGGCATCATTCCGAGGTTTGAATACTTAGATGTGGAGGCCATGACCGTGAGCAAATTCAAAATGAAATACGAAATCACTTCCCGATATCTTTCAGGACCGAGCAAACGCCGCCCGTGCATCCCGATGCCGGGCGTTCGCTTTCTGGTGGCGCATGATACGGGGAATCCCGGTTCGACGGCAGCCGGAAACGTATCATATTACGAGCGCAGCCGGAACGATGTGCAGGCATCGGCCCATTTGTTTGTAGACGATCAAGAGATCATTGAATGCATCCCGCTCCTGACAAGCTCGCCGGAGAAGGCTTGGCACGTCGTCTACAACGTATCAAAGGACAATGAGCTGTACGGCTGCAATGCGAATGACGCAGCGGGCGGTGTTGAGCTCTGCTATGGCCCCCGGCTCAATCTACATGAGGCGTACAAACGTTACATATGGGTGCTGGCCTACGCCTGCTATCGGTACGGACTGAATCCGGCCGTGGACATTACCGGTCATCATATCTTGGACCCGGCCCGGAAGACGGACCCAATGAATGCTTTCCAGCTTCTCGGGAAGACGTTTGAACAGTTTATTTGCGATGTAGTAGCCGAATATCAAGAATGTACGAAGGGGGAGGCAGAGGAGCCTATGCTAAACGCAGGAGTGGCAAACACTATTATCGATACATGGATGAGTCCGGCATGGAAGGAGCTGGACGCAAAACGGCAGGAGGCAGAACTGGCCGGAGACAGCACCGCAGCAGCAGCGTACCAGCAGCAGGCCGAATATATTCATTGGCTGGCGAATGAGATGCGGAAGGCATCGGGACAGCCGGCACAATAGTATAAGCCCCTCGTCAGCTACTACGCCGGCGGGGGGCTTTTCAGTATGTATTTTGCTTGCAATTCAATGCCGAACAGCTTCACTTTGAAGCATTTTATTTTTTTGTTCTGCGAAGTTGGATCTGGCGAATATCCCAATCACTACCGAGCCCAAAGTAACCACAGCGGCTATGGCATATATAGTCTGAATGCCGAAAGCGTCCGCGACCCATCCAAGAGAAAGCAATGAAACACTGAAAACCACATTGTTCGTTACCTCAAGACAAGCCATGACCTTCGGCAGCTTATCTTTTTCAGCATTTTCTTGTAACAAAGTTCTCCTAATTACTGCCGTTACTTGTAGGGGGGGACCCATTATAAACATCAGAGCTATTGCCACAAAAGGGTTTCCATTAAATGCGAATGCTCCTGCTATGGCCGCATAAATCGCCAGACCCCACAACATTAAGGGGAATTTCTTATTATTAAAGTAATTCGACACTGAAACCACAAGCAGCCCACCTATAATAGACCCCGCAAAGAAAGATCCATTTGCTAATCCCCACCAACTTTCATCTTTTTGAAGGATTTGAACACAGAATGCTAAAACGAAGGCACCAATCCAAGCTGTACCTCCTATGGTGTCAATAGCATCAACTATAAAGACAGTTCTGATTCGTTTATCTTGGAATGATGCTTTCCACCCTTCCACAGCTTGTGTCCATTTTGACTTTTTATTATGTGATTTGTCTTGCTCACTATTATCTTTGATCAGAGAAGCAAGTATTGTAGCAATAAACAATGATACTAAAACGATTATCATGGAATTAAATGTTCCAAGCATAATCACCAAAACACCGCTGAAAGCCCAACTAGAACATTTAATGATCTGATCGGTTGTGGATACCAACCCATTTACTCTTATCAATGCCTCTTTGGTGGCTAGTCGTGGAATTATGGAATTTCTACAAGGCTTTACCCAGCCATCGAAAAATGAAATACAAAAAATCAGCAAAAACAGAATGGCTAAGGGGATTGATTCAGTTAAAAAATAATAAATCATTAAGCATAAGAATATTGAAAATTGCGCTAATTGAGCGAATACCAATATCTTTACTAATCTGAACTTTGAAACCACTAACGGGAAAACCAAACCGCTTACTATCTGTGAAAGATATCGCATCAAAGGTACAATTACGGTGGACAACAACGAATGTGTGTTTCCAAAGACAAAAGAAATTACTGTCATTAAGTAAATGATGTCTGCAACGTTTGAAATAGTTTGACTTCCCCATAAAAGATAAAATGACCTCTTAATCATAAATTACCCCATTTCCCTCTTTCACGAATTTCCCTTACTTTGTATTTATATGTAAATTATAACATAAATAACACACCGGAAGGAAACCCTTCCGGTGTGCCTTCTACCTTACAGCTCTTTCAGACGGTACTATTCTTCCATTTCATTAAGTTCATCTAGTGAAATCTCTTCTGGCTGATAGTCTTTTAGTGAATAGGTGTTCCAGTACCAGAAAAATGCACCTTGGCAAACAATAAGTCTTTCAAACCACAATTCGAAATTAAGATTAATTGCTTCGTATTCATGGCCGATAGTTGCGCCTTCGAATAAATAGTCTTCCCTGCCCTCCTTGACCCGAGACGAATCAATAAAAATAATGATTTGGTCATACTTCGCAATGGCATACAGGTTAGGAGGCAGTTCATTTTGTTCCGAGTATTCCATAATTTCCTCCAAGCCAAAAATATACCAAGGAGGATTAACATACTCTGACTGGTCTTGAAATAATATCGCGCCATCGTGCATTTTTAAGAAATCGATGTAACTCGTTGGCAAGAAAAAGCTTGTCTCTTTTACAAAGCTATAGATTTGATCTGGCGTAGCGGCTTTGTAAAAGGCGCATGTGCAAGGTTTAACATAGCCCAATTCTCTTTGAACCCATAGGATCGGTTGTTTCGCCAAACGAGCCTTTAAGCTTTTCAAGGTCAGATATATAATTTTGTTCATTGATAATAATTCCACCAATTTGAGAATTGATAATGCTTATCTGCATACAAAGGAATTAAATTTTCGAAGGAGTTATCACCTCCAAAATTCAAGGGTCTGATATGATGTATTTCAATACCCGGCTGCCAATTAACGTACCCGTAGTTCTTATCGTAATAACTTTTATAGTTGTCCCTAACACTATTTTCAAATGCTTTTCTTAAATTAGCTACAACATCAGACGATACTCTGGAATAAGTTGTAGTATCGGGAGGAAAAGCGTTTAAATACCCGTTTACATCTACACCGTACCAAAAAGGATACAGTACCCCGATTTTATTCAGCAGTATTTCGGTCGTCTGATTTCCATCTGTGGCATAGCCAGCTGTGCTTCCGTCAGGATTTCTCCAAATTGCAAAATTAGACGATTGATACCAGTAGAAGCTTGTATTATTCGCGCTAACATATTTCCTTTCCGATTTCCCTACAAATGGATATTGCCAGTTGTAATTTAAAACATCTGTAACCGTATAGCTCCCGATTTTATTGATTCCTCGCGATAATGAAAGCTGCCCTCCAACAGTAGCAGGTAGATTCCCTTGTACACCAGTAAGTGCAATTTCCAAATAAGGGCTTGTATTTCCTGTAATGACGAAATCCGCTGAGTAGTACGCTATTGAAACACCACTACCAAGTCTGCCTCCGCCAGCCGCAGAAGGATCAACAGTTGAAAATTCTGTGTTTGATTGTCCAACATTTTTCAGATTGTATACACTATGTTCTTTGCCAGATTCAGTATAGTTGATGACATCGTTGGGCTTCAAGAAGGATGCGCTTAATTCGTTGGCTAATTGGTCTGCGTTCTTATTCGAAGCATGACTTTTGCCGACGTTATCCCCTTCGATTACCTTAACTGCCTTATCTTTGTCATAGACCACTGAAAATTTGTGAGAAATTCTAATTTCCTTTTTCTCAGCGTTATCCAGCAGAACAACATTCTTTTTAGCTGATGTTGAATCAGCGGCAACGGCAGGAAGCGCACTTGAGAGAACGAAAGACAAGCTCAGGATAGCAGGTAATAAGTATTTCCCAATTTTCTTAATACCCATGGAAATGTCACTCCTCTATTGATTTTTTTTGCAAACAAGAAACGAAACAGTTGTTACTAAAACCTATCTCCTCCTTTGGGATAATTTGGACATCTCATCGGCCGGCTAGGTTGTCCAACCACAAAGTACCATAAAAACCCAGTATATGTTAAGACCTATTTTTGTGCCAATCTGCCTATATAAAAGTCCCGAAAAATTACATGTAACTCCTAATTATAGTATTTTATTTACATTTTTATTTGTCCGATGTAATATTATGGGTATATCGAAGTGGAGGAGATTGAAAATGGTATCGACCGTTCAAAGTCTGAGAACTGTTGTAGAAATTGAAGCAAAACTCCATGGTTATACTCCTTTACAATTTAGCGAGCTTGCAGGAATCCGTATTGATCAACTGGATTCCCCCCGGTCCGTCACCATAGACCAACTCGAAAAGATAGCATCCCTTTTTGGGCGTTCCCGTGGCTGGCTTTATGAGATGTATCTTAGGGAATGCTTTACAAGCGATAATCTCACGATTTCGGAACAATTTGCACTGGCAGAAAGCCTGTTCGAGCAAGGAAAGAAAAACGAAGCCGTACCGCTTTATCGTCATATTGCCGAAAATGGTAACGGTTACGAACCACAATATATCATGAGTCAGTTCCGATTATTTCAATCGCTCATTGGGACTGGTGTTGAAGAAAACAGGGAAGCTGTTTTTCGCTTCGAGGGTCATTACAAGTATCTGCCGGAGGATGTCCGGCTTGACGCTCTTTTGCAAATGGCGAATGTCTACTATACCTTCGAGGATTGGAAAAAAGTCGAGCGGTACGCTGACGAGCTTAGGGAGTTGGCAACCAAGATATACGAAGAACAATTAAAAAATGGTAAACCTTACAAATTCCTTAGAACACAACGGCATTTAGTGGTATATTATGGTCAGGGCTACCTTTTGAAAGGTGTTGCCTTGGCGAAACAGGAGCAATACGAGGAAGCAAAAAAGTATGTGTTGGAGTATTCCGATCTTGGAGGGTTTCAATTCCTTGACGAGACTGGTCAAAAGGAGGTTGAGAAGTTCAGGGTTTGGGGTAAAGGGAACATGTATGCTCTTGAGGTGAGTACGGGGAATGAAACTGTCATCCCGGAGTATCTAACCTATATCGAAGAGCATCCAAATGAATATGTTTCTGGGGCAATGCATATCGCTAAAGCAGCATACAAATTTAATTTTTCTGTTGATGGGATTTTGGAAAAATTGTCTGTGAAACTCCCTGACATCAATTCTAGTATCACGCATATTCATGGAACCCAATTATTTCATTTTTGGTACATGAAAGCAAAAATTAGTTTCAAGAAAAATCGTAGGCAAGCAGGGATCGATGAGCTTTTACATGCTCTGAAATTTGCTCGGAAAATCCAGTACTATTCTGGCTTTGAAAAAAGCGTCTCGTTGTTCTGGAAGTTTATTGACCATGCTTCCTCAACTCAAAGAATGGATTTCCATAACATTTTTGAAGGAGCGGTTGATTTATGAAGAAGGTAATTTTTTCATTGGTGATGGGTCTTGTTTTGGTGAGCGGAATTAATTTAGTCCCACAACCACCCGTAACGCCTCAGAATCCACCTATACCACAGTTGTCTGCCCTTGACGATCATGGAGTCGGAGGCTAAACATCAGAAACAAAAGAGTCCCGGACAGGGGTCAGGGGCTCTTTTGTTTGCTTTTGAAGATGTTTCTTGCTATTCGCGTTGGACGTACTTTTCAAGCTCTGTCGGCTTTTTTCTATCACCAATTACTGCACACACCGAGGACCAAGCACGAGAAATATCTTGGCCCAGATAGAGCTGCTTTGTTCGGCTTTTGTTCTCTGGGTTTCTTTCAAATGCCGCAAAAATTGTTTTTCCCGTATGTTCTCGAACACGCAATTCCGCCAGTCTATCGTTACCCGTGAACCTAAATACATGTTCCAATTTCATCATCCCTCGTTCCGCCCTTGTCTTAAAGCTATTATACTATATCCGCGACCATCCCGGCAGCTTGTCCGCTCGGACTAATTACGGTTGTTTTTGAACCATCCAAGGAGATTAATCCAGTCTTATGGTCGATTGCAAACTCCACAATCTCAGATCTTTCGATATTGGCTCCTTTGGTTCCGGCTCCACAATAGGGGCATTCGTCCAGCTCCGCATTTTCAAATTCATAAAATACTCTGTCGCAAGCTGGGCAAGCTGTTAGAAATACTGTTAACTGCATTCTATCTTCCTCCCACACGTTTACCGTCCGCCGAATTTATGGCTTCGATAGCATCGCTAATTGTCGAATACATTCTTTCATGTTCCTGTCCGGGAAGTGGTGGACTCAACCTATAACCCATCGGATCGCCAACTTCTGCGCCGTTAAGCACTTCTATTTTGTATCCTTTGTGCTTGTAGATTGTTATCCACTTCTTTCCTCCAACGGGCCGAATAATGCCGCCGATAGACTTTTCGCATTCGAGCTTGGCCTTCCAAAGCAAGTCAAAATTCCCCCGTTCCTCGGGACGAATAACCGTATGAAGGACTAGCGCTTTTTGCAGCATTTCGACCGTCCAATTATTCTTTTTTGAGTAGTCCATTTTAAGCGCACCCCGCTTGCCGTTCGCCCGGCGTTATTGTAGGGGCCGAAGCCCCCGCTGTTTAAAAATCAAGAACATAACGATCCTGAAAGATTTCAAATGCGTTTATGATGTGCCTTATTGTATTCACGATAGTTGTATCATTAATTGCTTGATTTTGCCCTTGAAAGTCCAAGGCTTTGTTAATTTTGAAGTCCTTCCAACGTGCAAGATCAGATGCGGTAAATTTTTTCAATCCCGTTTGTCTCATATTGAATGCTACTGTTCTTATTTCCTCCAGCAATTCATCCACGTTCCAGATTACTGGTAATGCTTCTGACATTTGGTATGCCTCCAGTGGAGGGGCCGAAGCCCCTCAAATTATTTCTGCGCCTCTAAGATCGCCGCGGCAAGCTCGAAACCGTAGCTTACGCCCTTGGCGTACTCTCTACCGGCTTCGTCTGGACGTTCCAACGCTTCTTTCCCCCAAAATTTTTGAAGGAATTTTAGATTATCTACAAGGCTTCGCAACTCTTCGGCCATGCTGCTTTTGACCTCCTTTAGGGGACCGAAGTCCCCGGTCTATGCTGAAAGCTTCATTGCGAGATTCACGATTCGTTCATGGTGCAGAGCCCAATTTTTTCTTAGAAGCTCAATTTCTTTATCAGACAATTTACCGCTCTTCTCCGCTACAGTAAGGGCCCAATCTACGAGGATTGATTCGGAATCTAAGTATGCATCTTCTAGTTGTTCAACTAATTCCCAATTTTCAGATTCAACCGCAGCGTCATATGCTGCCTTTGCCAATGCGTAAGCTTGCTGAATTTGATTCATGTCCCGCAACCTCCCCGTTAAAGGCCTGCCAGCCTAATTGACTAACTTTGTTTGTCATACCTATATAATAAAATGACTAACTTTGTTTGTCAATAGGTTTTGACAAACTTTCTTTGTCGTGTTATTTTTCTAATGTAGGGGGTGCCCAATGATACGGTCAAAGCTTAAAGAAATTGCGGATTCTCGGGGGTTATCGATCCGGCAGATCGCCACGGGATCGGATTGTCATTTTGAAGTCGTTCGCAGAATGTACAACGATACGATGGAAAGGTATCCTCGGGATTTGCTCGACAAGCTGTGTGAATTCCTTGAGGTGGATGTAGGAGATTTATTGGAATACGAAAAAAAAGAGCTTTAGGAGGGCTAACGATGATCCCCAAAATCATTGAGTACAAGATCGAGGGAAATGTGCTTTACCCCTTGGTTTATATGGATTTATCCAGGTTGATATCTGATTACGATTCGATTATGATTGGTGTAAAGCAGCATGTGAGGCGGAAGAAAAGGGCCTGACTTCGGCCCTTCCCTTCCTTTTTCTTACCGCTGCCGCTTGCTTTTTGTGATTCGGAGGTGCAGGTCATATGCCCGCTGCTCCTCCGGCGTGAGGCTGAACCGGCTCAGGATATCAGCCTTGCGCTTCCTGAACTCCTCCCGTGAGATGCGCCCCAGCCCCATCTGGTCGCGCGCTACTCGCAGGAGGTGTTCGCATTTTTGCAGCTTTTCAAATGCTTGAAAAGTGATTTTGTCCATTTTGTTTTTCACCTCCTTTCTATCTTTATTATACAACGTTAAACGTTGAATGTCAACGATAAACGATGTATTAATTATCTTAAAAAGTTGAAAATAAACGTTTTGTGTTGTATATTGTAATTGGAGGTGATTGGTTTGCTAAGATTGAAACTTCGCGAAATCATGTTTGAAAAGCGTTGGAATGCGCGGGAATTGAGCGAAGCAACGGGAATACGCTGGAATAGCATAGACGATATGATGGAAAACCGGTCCAAAAGGTGGACGGTGGAGAATTTGGAGAAGATTATGAAAGTGCTGGAAATAGAGGACGTATCAGAATTAATTGAGTACGTCAAAAAAGAAGACGCCAGCGAATAACTGTGGCGTCTTCTTTTTAGTCACCAAATGAAGCAGGGCAACGTTTTGCTGGGAAGCATGTACGGCCCAGATCGTAAAGATGATCATGGACGATTATTTTTTATTATTTCTGCTTCGGATATTTCCCATTCAGTTACGATGTTTTTACGGGTAGATAGATTACCTCTTATTGTAATCTTTGTACTTTTGTTTAAACTGGATATATCAACATTTTTATCATCAGACAAAATAGCATTGAATCGTTTATTCCCTGATTTGACTGTTATAATATTCTTATTTTTATCTATAAGCCCCGTTCTAACATCTTCAATTTCCCCAGTCCATTGGACTTTTTTACCTTGGATTGACTCCCAAAATTCTTTTTGTTGGACTTGTGTTTTGGAATCAAACTCTTTGATAAATTCATCAAAATCTGTACTTATAATGCCGATCTTTTTTAATTCCTCTCGTTCGACTGCCTCGGCCTTTTGAGCTCTATATGACTGTCCATTTGATGCAATTAGATAAATTGCGGCTGCAGTAATGCAGCAGATTAGGATAATCAAGTTTTTGTAATTTTTTTTTCTTTGTTTTGGTTCCGATACTATTGTGCTCAT